AAAAGAACACTGACAATTCCGTGGTACTCTGCTGCTGTACAATTTGTTCGTAATTCATGGATATCTTTCTCCACTTCAATTTCATCTGCTGTCCACAATATGGACGTTTGTTCTTCAGCGAAGTTAACTAACGCTGGATAGTCTGTACCGTAGCATTCTCTTTCTTCAAGAATTTGTGCCATTTAAATCTCCATAAAATCATCTGGGTGTAATAGTATTGAAGCTGATAACCTACCTGTTGGATAGTCATAATCAACACCTGGTACGTTTCCTGTTAGACCTGTGAATCTGCTTTTCAGTACTCTCATCTTAATATGATTTCTTATTCTATCATCATCATGTGACATGTCACGTGCGAATGCTATGATATCATTTGAAATTTGTTTAATTGAGCCTGAACCCTTAATATCATCTAAAGATGGTAATTGACCTTCTTCAAATGATGTCTTGCCTGTAGGTGTCTTCCTTAAATGTGACACTAAGCCAATCCATACGGGATATCTTTTACATAATCTAAGTAAATCATTCATAGTTTTATCTATGGCTTCATTACCTGTTAGTCCATCTACACCTTCTGAAACCAGGATTGTAATGTGATCGATGAATAGATATTTACAACCTGATAATGCCATATACTCTAGCTTTTCAAACAGAGTTGAATCTTCCATAGAACCTTGATGGTCTAATACCATAATTCTATCATCACCAAACACTGCTCTAAAGCCTGATTCTAATTCACTTTCTGTTAATTCTCTATATGAAGGATTGACATTCAACGGAATACCCGAGAGTTTACGTGTAGTCTCAGCAGGTGATTCTTCTAATGATACAATACCTACCATTGCAGGGGTAGTATCTATAATATGCCACACAATTTCTCTGAGAATAGTTGACTTACCTGAGCCTGTACCAGAAGTAAATAGTACAATCTCATTTTCACGCATACCTTTAGTCTTAGTATTTAATGCATCTAAACACATGGGATATGGTACAGATTCAGTATCATTGTAAGCTTTTAAAGCTTCCCATAATTCATCTCTACCTAAGATACCTACAGGCGTGTATTTAGACGCTTCCCAAATAGCAATTAATAATTGTTGGCCGCCTTTCTCAAGTAACATTTGACTTGGATCTTTAACAGGCAATTTAGCTAATCTTACTTTATCAGCACCTATATATTTAATAGCTTCTGCTTTAGCTTTTTCACCAGCTTCATCAGTATCAAGGCATAATACTACTGTGTCAAATGACCTTACCCAATCTCTATGCGCTAAGAGTGTCTTAACATTAGATGCTGAGGGAATTGAGACTACAGGATAAATTTTTCCATACTTATCTAATGATGCTTGTGCTACTGCCATTGCATCTAATTCACCCTCAGTTACAATCAACCTCTTACCACCTGTGCCAAACTTATCCATACCGAATAAAGTTGTTGGTTTACCTATACATGAAAACATCTTAGGTAGCTTTCTAACTTTATAAATACCTTCACCGTAAGGATAATAGTGTGTATCTACTTCGCCATCTTCATTAAATGCTGATTTAACATCAAAGAATTCCGCTACTTCCTTAGATATCTTTCTATCTTTAAAGCCAGCAGTTCTTAGTTTTTCTACATCTAGTACAAAAGGTTTCTTAGGTTTTTCCACGTGAGTGAACTCCTTATTTTTGTTAGCGGGAAACCAAGTTTGACAGCTAAAGCATGTAGCTGTGCCGTTCTCATAGATCTGAAGTGCATCTGAAGAACCGCAATCTGGATTTGGACATGGTTGATTGTGAATTACTATTTTACCCATCTTTTGGCCATTGAATTAAACATTCTGGTGACATTTTAGTGATCATAGTTAATCGTACTCTGTGATCGTGTGATACATTTTCTTTGACATCCCATGATACCTTCTCGATTTGTTTATTATACCACTTGAGTGTTACTGGGGTTTCAACATGGCATAATGACCATGTCTCTGCCCAAGCTAAGGAGCCTTTGGTAGTGTATTCATCAAGGACAATAAACTTGAACTCTTTCTTCGGTCTGCTAGCGAAATGAGCCGCCAAACTGTTAGAGCTAGATTTATATCTACGCCAATCAGATTCTTGTCCATAAGTAGCTTTACCATATGATCTGTAATTCTTCTTGCCAAGATAGAATCTATCCAAGACCGTATCATATATAATGTAGATGAATCCCACATATTGTTTATTTCCTACGTTCATCTGTCTATTAAAACACCAGTGTCCATTATCAAATTTACTAATATCTGAATTGGACACGGTGTGGTTTATTTTACCTTTAAATTCAGCCATCTCTAATTTCCTGTGCTAATGGCCAGTTATCAAAACAGAAATAATCATCATATGTATTCTGTATGTTGATAAGCTTTGCATTAGCTAATAGATATTCAGGCCATTCATCACCATTAGCTTTTATATATTGTTCAATTACTGCCTCTTGGAATTCCTCATCTGTTGTGCAATGTGCTAAAGCTTTTGATGCTTTCACTGGCCCCATTTTCCAAATGCCAGGTATATTATCCGTGGCATCGCCTTTTAATACTTGTTCGTAGAAGTTTCTTTTAGCATCAAGCTCTGAGACTTCTGTAATTGTTTTATGCTTTATATTATAGTGCTTTCCAGGGATCATTAATAGATCCTTATCTATTGAGCATATAACATAATCTATATTATGAGACCTACATTCATTTGCCCATATACGTAATAAATCATCAGCTTCGCGTCCATCTGCAGCTATAGCGATCTCGTGCATTACTGCTAGCTTTCTTACAAATGGTACAAAAAGATTAGGTGGACCAGCTGTACGATGCTTCTTATAGTCTACAAATATTTCGTCTCTATAGTTGCCTTCACCCTTAACAGCCATACAGTAATCACTTGCAAATGTCTCCTCCATAATCACTTCTAACATACTTTCAAAGTTACGCCATATTGCTTTACGATACTCTGTATCTTCTTCTTTAGTGAATACTTGAGGTATTACGTTACCCTCATCATCAAGATATGTGACACCATCAGTACGGTTGTAACAGCAGTTGTGGGCAAGTATATCGCCATCAATCAGTGCTATCAGCATCTAAAACTCCCATTTCCTGAGACAATTTCATTCTTAGCAATGTGCGATCAATCTTATCTCTGATATCAGGCACTCTTTCGCAATTCAATCTAATATTACACTCTGATGAAAGAAGTATTAAAATAGCTTGTACATCAGATAGCTCTGATTTAAGCTTTTCTTTGTTAGTCTTTTCATACAATTCATATTTATGATCAAGTGTGAATCTTAAACATTTAGACGCTTCCTGTGCGGCTTCTGAGAGTTCTTCCATTAAACATACAAGTAGATATTGTTCTTTATTCATTAGTGAATCTCATACCAGTCATTGCCAATTTTTCCGCTACCATCCATAATCTCAACACCGAATAGTTTTGGGCCGTCTGCAAAAGCTTGTTTACCTATTTCTGCTGCTTGTTCAGCAAACTCTTCAGGCACCATAAAGTCAATTTCATCATGCATCATAATTAAGGGTTGGTACGGAATTCCTGCAGATTCGAGTCGCTCCATTGCAAGCATACATGCTGCTCCGCAAGTAATTTTCTCTGCCGATTGCAGTAGATAGACAAGAAGCTTATGGAAACTGTCAACATACACACGAGTACCAGCCAAGCTAGGTATATAACCATCTCCCTTTTTCTTTGTGTTTCCATATATTTTCTCCAACTTTTCACTTAAGTCTTTAAACCCTGGAACAGCTTTAATAAAGCCTGATTTCAATTTCTTACCTTTAACATCATCATGCGAGCCAAAGATATATGACCAAAGCTTTCCACCACTGGCTCCGAATAAGAATGCGTATAGAATTCTTTTGGCATTCGCTCTTGGTACTACATAATTCATCTTTAAATCTTTCTTTAAGATCTCAGTAAGAATATCAGCATTAAATTGATGGATATCACCATTAAGTAATGTATCAATAAATGTAGCATTATTCAAATAATGTGCTAAGCCTCTAGCTTGATTACCTGATGAATCACAGCCTACAAGCTTCCAGCCAGGCTTACATGAGAACAATTCCCGCATTTCTCTACCCCATGGTGAATCTCCTGACGGTACGTTAACAATAATAGAGTGTCTAGCACGCATACTTGGTGTACCGATTGTCATACAATCACCGTGCAGATTGCCTTGAGCATCTACGTTCTTTAACCATGTTGTTAAAATGCCTTGCCTAGCCTTTGCAGTTAAGAAATCTTTATAGAGCTTACCATCACCACCTAAGAATTCTAAACTATCTTCTGTAATCTTAGGTGTAGTTTTCGCTTTTCTTCCTGTAATAGGATCAGCTTTATAATTCCAATCATTAGGAACCCAACCATGTCTATATAGAAATATCTTTACATCTGTTACCGAGTCCAGACTAAGAGGTTCGACTTGAATACGGCAATACTCACCATCGACAATGCGATCATCAGGATCGAACCCACTCCAAGGATCCACATCAAACCACCGAGCAGTATGCGCATCATAACATCCATCCTTTCTATATTTAGGTCTCTTTACTTCTACAATACCAAGTTTCTTATCTACAGCGACTATCTTTAAGCCAAGTTTTGAATTTAGTGCAGTATACGTCTTATCCATTTCAACTTGTAATCTGTCATAAAGTATATGTGCTTTATCTAAATTAAATGGCCATCCACCTAAGTTAGCTTCGGCACACCACTTACTTACTGCATGTTCTACTTTAATATACTCTTTGACTTTAGGATTCTTTTCAGACACTTCAATCAATTCCTGCTTTAATATCTCTAATACCTTGACATTTAATGAAACGTCGTTATTACAGTATTCACCCATTTGTTCAGAATATCCAGACCAGTCTTCAAACTCTTGTTTAGGAAACTCTAAATATTCACCCCAACGTTTTAAACCATGCCCATCATTACCGAACCTCCTATAGTCTAATACTTGTGAAAGAATAAGTGTATCTACAGCTTTTACGCTCTTAGGTAATTCATAGTTGAATAGCTTCTTTAATACAGCTAAGTCATATCCAATAATATTATGGCCCATAACTTGTCTAGCATTATTGAATAGTTGTATCCAATTCATATCTCCTTGCAAAAATTGCATTCGCTTATTAGCACTTACATCATGAACAACCATGATCCACATTTGTGTTACGTCTTTTAATAGTCCATCGGTTTCAATGTCGAATACATAATTCATATATAATTTCCAAATAAAAGGCACCCCAGTATTAGTGAGGTGCCGATTTTGTTATAGGATGCTTTCTACTTCTCCAACCTTTATCGGTCTGCCGGCCTTTTTATAGGCGATTAGGTACTTTAAGTACCATAAAGCTTTTTGGAGTTCTTGTAGAGAATCATCCTTTTGACCATTACGGTCAAGGTATTTTCTTATTTGTAATTCAACTGCTGCTTCGAATTTCACTGGATCACGCAGTGTAGGTATTCTACTCATTGTGTCTAACCATTGTAATTCATCTACATATCCCTTATAATGCTTAGGGTCTACTGCATTATTTACTTCTTGAGTTTTTTTACGATAATTCATTAGATAATTATCTAAAGCTTCTTCGTCATGGAATACAATTTCGTTTCCATTACTTTCTGTAATTACTGCGGTTAAATGGTCATTGTTTAAATTATACTCAGTAACATCACGAATATTCTCATTTAAATATTCATTAATAGTTGCTTTATATACTATTTGAAGATCATATAAAAATGAAATTGTACGCTCTTTCTTTTTCCAATGTCTTCGATCTATTTGTTCATACCACGCATCAAGTTCATCAACATTTCTAATAAAAGAAATTCTTTGAAGCGGCATATTATTTGTTTCTGCTTTTATAAAATATCCGTCTTTAAAATTAGAAATCATACTATCTAATTCACATTCTCTAATAAAAGCTACAAATTGGTGATCTTTATTAAGTATTTTGTATGTATAATTTATCATATATTTAGAATACGTCATCGTCAGTTTCATTACTGCTGAATTCACGTTCATATTCTGTCTCACCGAAATCATCTTCGCTGATACGTGGAGTATATACTATATGCTTTGTTAATTGTACTGTCATAAGGGTAAAGCCTTTCTTTGTAACCCCCATTGGATCTTTATATTCGTATTCAAATACACGAATATTACCGATGGATCCATTTCCAATCGTGTTGGGATCAATAGGTCTTAATTTACCATCAATCAATTTCACAGGTTCATTTGGTGTACCGTCTGATTTAATAGACTTCTTTTTCAGATTAGCTCTGAAATATGTATCACCATCATCTGGAACGATAGCCTTGACAGTCAATCCAATAGCTTCCCATTCTTTCTTTTTCTCTTTGTCGGTAGTCCGAATTTGGAGTTCCCATGTAGGATTTTCTTTATTAAACTTGCCGTTTGGTTTACCAAGTTTAGCGAAATAAATTTCTACGTCATATAACTTTGCCATTGCTGTTCTCTCTTTTGATTTCTGAATTAGGGTTAATTTAACGGGGTCTCTAAGCATTTATAGAGACCCACATTTATTAGGAAATATTTACTGATTCTTGCACGTTTTCATTTACTTTAGCAAGTTCTTCTGGAATGAACCAAACCGGACCGCCTGCATTTGTAGTGATGAAATGAAACTCATACCAGTCAGAGTCTTCGATTTTTCGAGCAATATCAAATGAACCAGGATCTAACGCAAGATTAGTTTCTCTAAATACACCATTATCATCCATGCCCATAAATGTTACATGCAAGAAATCTCCAAAAGATTCTAGAATATGAAGATTACCGCCAAATTCATGAATGTAACCTGCAGCATCATGTGTGCTCATTAAGATGTTTGAAAAGTGTTGCCACAGTGGTTTCCAATGCGGATGATCTTCTTTTCCATAAAAGAAGTCGCGTACATGTGAGTTTTGTCTAAATGTAATCATGCTTTTAACCATTCTGAAAATAAATTAATATAACGATCAACTGTTGCTACAGAATCCTCGTATCCACTTTTGCCTTCACCTAGCATTGCTCTTAATAGCTTAAGCAAACTAAGTACTTCAATTACTTCTTCTTTAAGCACTAGCATTATCTCGTACCATAGCTTGAACATAAAGTGGAGTAACATCGGGAGGTGCGCATGCTGCAACTCCGCCCAGTGGCATCCAACCTTGGTGCAATAGCTCTACTACCATGTTTTCTAAAAGTTTACAGCTTACAGCTTCTAATAATTGATATTGCATTTGACTAATCATTTCTTATACCTGTTCTTTCTTTAGCTTTAAGTTGTCTTTCCCAATTAACTAAATATGGTTCAATGGATTCTTTATCCCATGTGGCATCTGCTCCATGATTAGGTAATCGTCCTGAATACAATGCCATACCTAGTTGCATCTGGTTGATACCTAATCTAATCATTACATCTCTAGTGCTTACTCTCATTTTTGATTCCATGAATAATTATAATCGTTTCAAGTTCAGCAATCTTATCTTGAAGTTTTTCATTCAGTTCAGATTGTGTACGCGCAACCTTATACCAATGAATATTCTTATACATTACAAAAAGTAATGAGCACCATAGTGCTATATCACCGTAAGACATCATCTATTTTTACCTCTATAATTTTTAATATATCAATTCCAAAGATTCTAAGAGGAATATAAAAAATGAATAGCAATACAAATAATGGTATTACCACCGCCAATGAAAACATGGCTTGACAAATATCTTTAAACATAATTATTTCCACATTGCCGATTGTTGTTGTTGATTCAAAGTCAGACTCTTGACTTTATTCTCAAATGCTACTAATGTAACATATTCTTCTCCAGCTAAGTAAGCGGTTTTATACATATGATCAATATTACTATCTAGTAATGCTCTATCAAGCATATGTTTATTTCGTGGTGTGAATGTTTCATCATTCCACTGGTCACAGACGTATTCCTCAAATGCGTCTATCTCTAAATTTAAAACATAGTTAATCGTACTCAGAATATTATCCATTTGGTTCTCCTTAGAAAAATAATAAATCGCCAATTTTTACCATTTTAACATTTGTTCTGAAGCGCTTGCCTAAAGGCACATTATTAAAATGCGTATAGCCTTCTGTTAATTTAGTAGTTCTGAGATTTCTGAATAACATTTTTCGCGCCAATTCATATTGCTTATCCAACACATCTCTATCGGCTTTACCTTTAGGGTGGGGTGTTTTCATACCATGTCGTGCCCATGTAAACAAACCTGGATCACGTTGAATAACATGACATAGATTTTCTCCTGGACGTGCGTGTTCAATTAATACTTGACCTACACCTAACATAGTATCAACTGGTTGGTTTCTTGCCTCGAAATACATTACAGCTACGAGACAACCTATTGATGTTAACATACTTTCCTCCATTTTTGTTTTGAGCAGTTAAAGCATACTCAGGCTTTTATTAGCTATTCCAGCTCTTTGTAGAATTTAACAATGAGTCGCGGAGGAATTGGTGAATACAGCTGTAAGGGATTTACCTCGGTATTCACACAAGCCGAAATACCACAACAGCTACTAGCTGTCTCAAAAGAAACCTCTACTTCATCAGTTACTGGATTAACCATAATCGTGTTTATCATATCATACACAGGGCCACTTACCTCATGCGCAGCTTTATTTTGATAATAGACTCGCGCATGCAAACCCAGGGTATATACTTCCTTTGGACCTGATACAGCATCTTCATCGGTCAGTGTCAAGTAGCCTATTTTCTCGTAAGCTGCCACAAGTAACTCTGCAATCGTTGTCGGCATATCAGTAAACCTCCACGAAATTAATTTGATAAGACCAATCATCGCCTTTGACGATGAAGATTTCAAAATTACATCCTGGATCAATCTCTTCTTGATCTACTCGCTGACAAAAAGAATTCGGGTCGCAGCTACGACACACTTTCATGAAGTCTTCCACACGTCCGTTAAAATCTTCAAAAACATCTTTAATGTCATTTTCTGTAAATGTTGAAACAACTTCGACAACGCCATTACAATTCCAAATAACATGTGCATAAAGCTTTTTCCCAAGGCAATTATTCAACAAAAAAGCATTGGATTCTTCTTTTGAAATAAACATATTAACCCCATTTTTGTAAGATAAAAATTGTGTAAGATCCGTGGTAACCTTCTGTACCACCTGTTGTAATTACATCTGTTAATTCATATTCAGATTCCATTAATGCTTGTAGTTCAGAGTAGTCAGCTTTATGGCCAACAGCAATGTTTAGTATCTTTACTTCGTGTTTCTTCTTTGGTTGTGTTAAACCTATTACATTGCTCATACCGCAAATCCATACCATTTGCCAACAGGCATTATCGGGTTAGCAAGAAACTTGCACATCGGATTTGTGATCTCAATGGCTTCTCTCTCTTTCTTTCTTAAGTTATGCATACATGCTTTTAAATCAACACCACTATAAACATAAGTTATGCTACCGTTTTTATTACGTATAGAATCTACTGGATCTGCTTGACTTTTTACGATACGTGTACGAACAGTATTAGGTGTTGTTCCAGTCAATTCTGCGTATTCATGTATTGTAAATCTTTGTGGCTGTGTCATATAAACTCCTATGCGAAAGCGTATTCGCTTTCTAGAATTAAATTAATATCAAGATCACCCATCTCAAGATAAGTAAGATCTCCGTCAATATCATCCATTATTGGAAACAATGGATTATCTTTATAAAGTTCTACAAATGTCTCGCGAACTATTCTAAAGAGATTTGGCATGTCAGCAAATAAACAACCATAGCTGTCATGAATTGTTGTAATTGTAAAATCACAACGGTGTGTAGTAAGTGCTAAGTGTGCTGCATCTAAACTATGAATAACGTTAGGTGCTGCTCCTTGAGACTGCTTACCTTTACTAGGAACCACATCTTCAATAAAACATATTGCTAATTGAAAAGTGTTTTCATAATAACCTGTAGATTTACGTGACCCAACTGGTGGCCCATACTGTACATAAATCTTTTTAACTTTACCTTCTGTATAATTTTGTACCACAGGAAAGTTTACTATTGGAACATTCCATGATAAAAATTCTTCAATTTTCTCACAGTTTCTTCCGGCATTCTCAAATATATTTAACAGCCTCATTGGCTTCTCTAATGAAGCTTTACAATCTTCAAATACTAATCTGCCCAGCCAAGCTCCCCATTTATGCTCCATATGAAGTAGCAAGTCTATTCCATGCTTTTTTGCATCAAGGATTTGTTGCTCTCCCAATCCATAGCTGCTACCTCCATAAGGAAGAGTCATAGTGTTTCTTTTAACTATCTTCCTTCTTTGTTTCAAATCCTTTATACGATTCCAAAATACAGGTGCTGCAACAGAGCCAATATCAGCCCATTGTTGTTTATAGGCTTTAATTTGAGCTACTAGTTGATTCCTAATTTCAGACTTAGGTTCGGATGCAGTAATCTTTTTCTTTAATTTAATTAAGCCATCTATAAAATCTTCACATTGAAAGATTAAATCCGCTGGCATTCTTGCTATGTCATTAGATATTTTATTCCATACATGTTCGGCAACATATGCATATAAATCACCTGGAAGTTCTAATGGAATTAAATTAACATATGGAGCTGTTATTTCATCTCTTGTTAATGCAGATAAATGTTGTGAGCCGTTCGTTGATCCGTCAATAAAACATTCAACATGTGACTCATACTCTAAATATCTTGGTCCCAATTTTAAAGCATTTCTTAATTCAATACATGCACTTAAGAATTGCCATGGCTTATCTCCTGACATCCATCCTTGATTTACTTTTGGACTTTCTGCATATGATAATAAAATCTCTTGATTGTCTAATACCCACTGATATCGGTCTTTGAGATTGATCTTATCCGTCTTTGCACCATCTTCACGTCCTGATGAACCTGCCCAGTTACTGGCGATAGATACACATAGCCAAAAGAAACCCTCTTCACCAATTACTTTCTTATCTTGACGCATTAAAAGACCTTTAGCAATATCACTAGATTGTTCATGGAGATATGCCGTTGTTGGATATTTCCTTCCACGGAAATCAAGGTAATACATATGGTAAAATACAGTATCCATGAACTTATCTGCTATAGATAGAATAGCTTTTGTTTCCCTTAATTTAGTAGTCTTAGCTTGAGGATTTTGCTGCTCCCATATATCACTAAATGCATCAGTATGGTTATTCAATGCCCATTTAGAAACATTATAAACTTCTTTGTTTATTTGCCAACCCGTATTTAAGCTCTTATTTACTGAATCAAATACTATAGGATGTGTTGCAGGTGTTAATTTTGTTGGAACATCTTTATTACCCGTCTTGACTAATACTTGTCCAGTAGGGTGTTTGAATTCTGTATAAGATTCATATGGTGTTACTGAAGGTAATTTACCCTTGGCACCTTCTCTGCTTACACTTTCCCATAGTAATTGTATTGTCGCATCATCTAAGACTTCTACAATATATGTTGCATGACCATTACCAGCAGAACCTAGTACTGCTCTAAGCATTCCAAGCTCTTCAAATGAGTATAGTATGAATGCACCAGTCTTAGCCGCAACAGATGAATCTTTCTTTAAACCTCGTCTTACTGAATGCCCAATAATGCTAATGACTTCTACCATTAATATTTGTTTGTTTACAGCACCTCTCTTTGGACGAGTGTATAAGTATACGTTAGATATTATTACATCTAATACGCTTTCTAAGTCAATTTCTTTTAGAAATTTTAGCGGACTTTGAGGAGCTATTTCTAATTGCATCCTTCTTTTTAATGACTTCAATAGTTGTATTCTCATCTGATCCTTTGCTGTTTAAAATACTGGAGAACGCACATAGTAGTAATAAATTAAATATCGGCATTGTCACCACTATTTACTAAATGTACTACTGTTGCCATAATTACTACAGGTGTAGTCAATCCGAATAATACGGAAGCTAACCATACTGTTGCCGCATAATTTAATGTATTAGTCATAGAAAGAAAAAAATAAGGGTTAACCCTCCCACATCCCTAATACACCCCCAATTAAGGGAATGTATTAGGGATGTGGGAGGGGATATTCTTACTTACAGAGTCAACAGACTCTGACTTTCTATGGCAGTGTTCGAAGCTCTTTAAGTAGTTCGTAATCCTTTTTGCCTATATAGATCGGGTTGAGGGACCCTTTTAAATTTACAACTGGATAAACACTTATTCCATCTTTTACAAATTCCTTTAAAAGATAGATATCTTCAACATCTAACTTTTTAGCACTGAAAGTATATTCCGGTGGTTTATCTTTTTTGTCCACTGGATAGTGACCTTCTAGAACAATATAACCATTCCACTTAGCCTCCTTTGCTAAACGTCTTAATTCACGTTTAGCTTTTATAGCTTCAAGTTTTTTCTTCTTCTTAAAATCCTCATCAGCTTCTTTTATGAAGTCTTGACAGTCTTTAGTAAAGAAGATCCCAACTGCAATTGCCACAATCCAAAGAGGGTTCATAGTAACAACCCTCCTAAAAGGAATGGTACAATGAGTATAATGTCAAACACTAGCCTCCCGATATTAAGCAAATAGTGATACATATACCAGCTGTTGATTCCAACTGGCATTGTTACAACTGCAACAGCTCCAATTACAACTGCTGTAGCAGCTATAGTTGATGTTACAATTTCCACTTGAGCCTCAATAGCGGTCTCAGCAGGTGTTCTTGAGTCTTCTAGTTTGTTTAAAACTAAGGCACCCAAACCAACAAGTAATACTAATGGTATCATTTCTTTTCTCCAAATAATGCATCAAATAAAGTGTATACAGCAAAGCCAACAACTACCCCTGCTACAATAGGGTTTAATACAACAGCTGTTCCTGTTGCAGCAGCTGTCGCAAACGGTGTAACAATCGTTTGTGCACCTACTTGTAAGGCTGTTCGTGTAACAACTACAGAAGCTACTTCTGCAATTATTATTGGCGCTTGCGCAGCTACGTAAGAGCCTGCGAGATATCCAGCTGATACTGGGGCCACTACATCTAAAACTTTGCTTAGTTCGCTCATTGTAAGCTTCCTCTTGGAATGTGAAGTTATTAAAGATTAATTTTGAATGAATAAATGCCTTTTTCAGATATACGTAGGTCTGAGCCTTCATGCATCCAAATAAGATAGCCAGCTTCTCCTACGTCGAGTGTGCTAACAATAGCCCAGGGATTTCCATCAGGCGGATATATTGCTGTTACTTCAGAGTTATTTCTTTTTCCTTCATAAACTTGACCTGTTAATTCAGAGTCATTAAGAAGATTTAATTCTACTATTACACATGCAATTTTAATTAATTTCATTTTGATTTACCTTTTAGTTAGATTGCATTGCTGCGATTGTAGCCATGATTGCGGCCATTTGATCTTCTACATTGTTGTCTAGAGCTTTGATACTTTCATCATGAGCAATTTTCATTGCTTCTAATTCAGAATAGACTGCTGCTTTTGCTTGTTGAATTGAGTTCATTTTATTACCTTTGATTTTAATTAAGTTAGTTGAGGTACCTTATTGTACTTCATATAAGATACCTCTTTTTCCGCGTTTAAAAGGGATAGTCCGAAGACCATCCCTGTGTTAAAGCACCAGCACCCCCTGCTGGTAAATATGCCCTTCCGTTAAGACACATAGTTTGAAGTCATCTCCATTCAACTTCTCTAGCATAGCTGCTAGACTATCAACATCTCTACCTACCCACGTGACGTTGTCCCACGTGTACTGGACAACATTGCCAATACGCACGCGCGTATTAGCCGCATCTAAGATATTAATCACTGCAGAGTAATCCTCTGCATCGACTTCTTCATAGTCCCAGGGGACGTGGTGTCGGATATCGATATCTAAATTGTTTTCAATTACAAACATTACTGTACTTTTCATTTTTGCTCCTTCAAAGCTGCCTTAAGAAAGGTATCAAAGGCTTCTGAGTTTTTCTCTTTCTTTTTACGGAAAGGGAATGGCACACCCTTAGAGTTTATTAGCGCTAATTGTTGGATAGGTGTTACTCTATTGTGTTTCATGATATACTCCTTAGTTATAATAATCGATATTGATTATCATATAAGATACCATTATTTCCGTATTAGGAATTAACAATTAATGGATAATGACTAAAGGGTTAATTGAGGGGGGACGTCTGAAGGGTTAATTCAACGGGTTCGGTGCTGAAAACTGCGACACGCCCCGCACTGAGAGTGCCAGTTCTGCGACCAGAAACTGCCCTACACGGCACGCGGACGGCACGCTGCCCCCTCAGTGATGCCCCCGTCTCAGGCGGCCCACACACGCCCAACTTTGAGAGGTGTGAAATCTGCCCGTCTCTGCCACGCTGAGGCTGCCCCATGCCTGTCGTATAGCTGGCCACTCAGTCGCCACGTCTACCCCCGTTCCTGTGCGAATAAATGCCCCAACCGTAGTCAGGGCATCTCAAATTTTACAAATAGGCTTTCACAATTTCTTTACAGATACCACTACGTACAATATCATCAACATCAAAAGTAACTATACCAACTTTATTAATACCATGTAATCTAGTAATAGCATCAGCTAATCCTGAATTACCTTTAATATCTTTCTGTTGTATATCACCATCAATAACTACTTTAGTATTCTCACCAATTCTAGTTAAGAACATTTTCATTTGAGCAGGAGTACAATTTTGAGCTTCATCTAATAATACGAATGTATTTTCAAATGTACTTCCTCTGATAAATGCCAATGGTCTTGCTTCAATTACTTTACGTTTAAATAAGTAATCTGTAAATGAATGACCTAATCTTTTGTTTAATATATCTTTTATTGGATCAATGTAGGGAGCATATTTTTCCTCAAGCTCTCCTGGTAAGTATCCAAATGATTCACCGGCTTCTACCGCAGGCCTTGTAACAATGATCTTTGATATTCGTTTGTTCTGTAGTAATTGAGCAGCATATGATAATGCTACATATGATTTACCTGTACCAGCAACCCCAACACCAAATGTTATTATATTTGATTTGATGGAATTTAAATATCTTTTCTGTGCATCTGTTAAAAGCTGTAAGTCCTTTTCAGTAGTGGGTTCTACAACGTTTTCTTCAGTACGTCTAGATTTTTTCGCCATGTGTTTTTTCCCTTTTTATTCAGGATCTTTAGACGTGATACTGCCGCCACCCAAAACGGCAACCGACAGCGCGAGTAAACTATCCATTTCTTCAGGTGTTAATACTAACACTTTAAATGAACTTAAGATAGCTAATGTAGCTGAAATAATACCGAACCATGTAGATGGCTCTCTTAATCTGGATGTGATATAACTCATAATTTTTCCTATGTTATTGTTAAATTAAATACACCTGTTTGACTGCTGTAACCCATACATTTTATATAATAATCTTGACCAGCTAAGCAACCGTACGAGAATAGCGCGGAACCTGCGCCACCTGAATCGTCGTCTTGAATTAGCAAAGTGCCCGTGTAATCATACATCAGCATAAAGTTATCTCCGATTGCACCGGTCAAAGCAAATTGATACGTCTTCCCGACAGCTGGGGTGAATCTGTAAGTCACGTTCGAAGTGGCTACGGCAACAGCGCCTTGAGTCGTGCCTGTGGTCGTAATAGCTGTACAACTTCCACCATAAATCGATAACGCGTGCGCACCGCTGTTGGGCGGACTAAATGCCCTTGCCTTTATGAGATACGTGGTGTTAGCGGCTAAGGTGCCGGTCGCTTGCGAGTTATTAAGGTAAGCCGAATCATCATCACTAAATTGGATGGTCATACCACTACTATCATAAATTTCAACAAAAGGATCTACTGCAGATGTTAATACAAATGTATAACTTCCACTCGTGGTTGGGGTGAATGAATACCATGTTGGGAAGGCATTCCCAGTAGCACGTGCGGTACGTGTTCCCGCTGTGATTACAGTGGCTGAGGGAGGCGTGGCTGACGCGATCGTTGTGAAAGTATCGGTCTCATTCATTCCTTTGTTAAAGCCACCCCCTGTACTGAATTGTGCCGCTACATCGACATAATATTTTGTGGAAGCAGCTAGGCCAGAAAATACGTGTGTTGAGCTTGCGCCGCTATAACTGGCGAGCGGTGTTCCCGTATTAGATAATGAAGGGAATAAATCAATGTAGTAAGTACCTATAGAATACGTCCCTGTATAGGTCAAAGAGACCGTGGCAGAACCTGAATTTATGCCACTGACTGATACATTTAGAGTACCTAGGACGTTCGTTGCGGTTGCAACGGCAGAACTGGTACCGACATCTGAATCGGGATAGTTGGCTGCTTTCGCTTTAACAAAAAGATAATATGTGCCCGGGGTCAAAGTATTAACGCTTGTAAATGTTGTGCTAGTCTGAGTAGTTGTTACACTATTAAACGTCACATCATAACTTGTAGCGTTTGTAACTGCACTCCATGTAAATGATACTTGATTGACTGAACCGGTGGCCGCCGTAAACGAAGGTGTAGAGAGTTTAGCATTTGTTACGATTATATTACCAGATGTAGCAGCATCTGAGTTAGTGTAGTTTGCGGCCTTGGCCACAACACTCAAAGAGTAAGTCCCTGCGGCAACGCCCGATGCGATGTTAAATGTAAGACCAGTTTGAGTTGTAGTATTGCCATTAAACGTCACATCATAACTTGTAGCATTAGAGACTGCAGTCCATGCGAAAGATACCGAGTTAACACCACCAGCTACTACTGAATATAGCGGGGTCGCTAATTTAGGTGAGGTTACATTGACAGTGGTGGATACACCGGCATCTGAACTCGTGAAGCCAGTTGCTTTAGCCACTACAGATAAGGCATATAAACCGGCATTGACTCCACTTGTTCTAGCAAATGTCGTGCTTGTTTGATTTGTGGTAGTGCCGTTGAATGTAACATCATAACTTGTGGCGCTAGTAATCGCATTCCATGTAAACGAAACAGTACCTGCGCCACCCGTAGCCGCCGTAAATGTAGGTGTCCCAAGTTTTACAACACTACTCTTTCCCCACCCATCAGACATAGAAATTGTCCCTGAAGTTCTTCCAAAGAGAGCCCTGACTGCTGTATCATTCATATTGATAGCTGTATTACTTGTAAGACCTAACTCTATATTAACCTGTGATAATGAGATACTATTCGGAGAGACGGGTAATGTCATTACGTAGCTCCTCTATTTGCAATTGTTGCTCTTTTATAGCTTCAATTAATAATGGTATAATCTTCTGGTAATCTACACCAAGAAATCCATCATCTTTTTCATGAACAGCTTCCGGAATAACTTCCATTATTTCCTGAGCAATTACACCTATATCATTTCGCTTGAATAGGTCTTGATTTTGCTTAGCGTAATAGTCATCATTCCAGGTGAAAGTATATCCATTTATTTTAGATAGTTTTTCAATGGGATTTGAAATTAATACAATATTATGTTTCAATCTTTTATCTGAACCATTGTATGCCGTTATATTCGCAGTAGCAGTTATATTTCCAGTTACATATACATTCCCAGAGGCTCTGAGCGCATATGAGGGGTCGCATATATAAACTGAAGTTCGAGTAGAGCCAGGTGACATATTAAACTGACTGGCAAAGTATCCTGCGTACTGAGCGGTATCCGCTCCACTGGTGCCGTAAGAAGCATGTGAACCTAAACTAACTTGGAAAGCATTATTTCCAGCCTCTGAACTGTAAGTTACGTTAAAAGCTCTACAAAACTCATTATTTAGATAATAACCTGTTTCGCCCATACGTATTAAAGTACTGCCGTTGACGTCCGGTTTCCCATTATGACCCCAAAACATCGTTTCCATACCTACACCCGCTCTATTTACGAAATCACTCGGGTGCCTTATCTTTGCTTGGTAAGCTATCCTAACAGGTTGTTCAGCAGACCCTGCTGGATTTGCGTATACAACTGTATAGTCGCCAATAACGCTATCTCCGGCGGAAAATAATAAGTTATTAGTATTTGAATACGTTCTAAACTCATGACTAGTTCTATCTTCATTAATAGTTAACCGTTCTCCCGTTCCAGATGTAGATTTTAACTCTCCTGTAAATGTTGTTATGGCCTCTAGGCTGCCAACTTTAAATAAACTAAGATAAGGTACACCCCACACTGTATTTTGGTAGTCTCCATTTGGCTGATATATCGCATCAGTCTGCCATTGCTTCTCCCCAGTAGCTACAGTATAAGGTGTTTCTGACCAAGTTATAATATTCCAAAACAAATCGTAGGCTATTGCTGGCAATGCGCCATCTGTAGACGCCATAGGTGTTTGAGGCTCATAACCAGTATATAGTTGTTTGTAGTATAACCTTTTTGCAGTTTTACCTGATGGACCTGGAACTGTAGAAGGACTACCATCGATACCATCTTTCATACTGACTACAGGTGTTGTCCATCCTGTAACTGCAATATTACCTACATAGCCTGCACGCGCAGATACAACCGCCCTTGAGGTATAAACTGGGGTAGTTCCTGCGGGTATTGCGTAACTCCATGTCGCTCCCGTCGAAGTTGGCATGGTCACCAGAGTATTCCCACTACTAAAACTGTATAAACCTCCGGAAGGAGTAGTAGATGGCGCCCCTCTTGTATAAATGGTAATTTCCGCAATACTTGATCCTTCAATCTTAATTGGAGTATTCCATGTAAAACTACTCGCGCCTAATAGTTTATAGCCAACGGATGACCACATCGGCTCTGTGCTATCAGGCACTAGATCGACATTAGAATACCAATTAGCCGGTGCGCCTACAACAGAGGGCGCTGCTGCACTTCGTCTAAAAATAATATCTACTGAATCGCCTGTATCGCCTTTTATAGATAAGCCTTGATCTCCTTTCTCGCCTTTAATTTTAGAAGGGGTAGACCATGTACCATATGATAATACAACTCCTGTGGCACTTAAAGTATTCACTTGCTGGCTCATCCAAATTGTCGTTGTATCAGGAATAGGCCCCCACCCTGTGGCAGTCTGCGTAGATGATGCTGGAAGCGTTGGAGCATTTGTAGCAGAACTATAAGTAAAGCGTATAGTACCACTAGTGCCATCTTTTGAGATTGCAACAGGAAATGACCATACAGCTGAATGCGGAGGTAAGCCATCACTAGTGAAGATTCTGGTTGCCATATATAATTGATCGGTACCAGCAGGCACCCCATCCGACCAACCTGTAGCAGCTGGACTGCTAAATGTACCACCTGCAGGTCTATCAACCAATGGGGTTGCACTTCGGTTGAAGCATATCCCATTAACTTGGCCTTGCCCTACTGCACCTGGAGAACCATTCTCTCCTCTTATCTTAACAATTGATACTGTTGCTTCACCATTTGCTGTGACGGTGGTTCGCATGTATTGATCTAATGGTACACCAATTGGATGCCAGTTTGTAGAACCGTCTACACTAAACTCTAGTTTTGTATCTGATGTAGAGACCAATTCAGTAGGTGTTTTCCATACTAGCGCTTGAGGTGATTCTCCATCACTTGTAAATAAACGACTACTCATCCATACTGTCAGGTTGGTGCCATTGTCTTCCGGTATGCCATCAGACCAGCCGGAAGGTACAGGTAGTAAGAAAGAGCCGTCTGTTGGTGTATCAGGTTTTAAAATACTACGTTTAAATATAGTACTGGTAAATGAAGTTGTTTTTAATTGAGTGAACGGAATTGTTAATGAATCGCTCATTATTGAAAATGTCGTCGCGTCTACAACTTTTACACTCGTAGCCATTGAAGCATTCGTAGTTGATACTGTAATCGAGTTGCTCGTATCTGTCTGCACAACGCCAGCTATTGTCCACTGGTGAGTCGCCGATGCGTAAGGAGTGCTAAAAGTTATTGTTGTAGGTACCAATACTCCGATTTCACTGCGTTCTATTTTAGAAACACTAGCCGTTATCATTTTTGTATTAAATGTATTTAAATTTAATACTAGATCACTTTCAACAAGATCAGAATACGTCCCGTCAGCTCTATAACCCCTAACTGCAAAAACAGTACTAATGTATGGAATAATTTGGTTAATGCTATATGTTGTCGCTTTAATGTCTGATGCGAGTAATACAAAAGTGGCCACACCCTGTGTTTCGTATCTAGCATAATATAAGTCATAACTCACTGTTAATGAATCATTTGTAGTCCATTTTACTTCGCCCAGTGCAGTACTTTTTGGATCATAATAAGGCGTATAAACAGGCTTAGAAGGGGTAGGTACAACAGTGCTCGTTACAGGGACACTGACAGTAGGCGCTAAAAATTCAGTAATATCTGAATTTAAGACAGGCGCATATACAGCAGATACTTTACATATATTATTAATATCAATTTCAACTTGTAAAATTCTTAGCCTAGTCGGAACTGAATTAGTTATTGTTTTACTTGTAAGCGTTACAATATCTCCAGGCTCTAATAGCTTATTAGTTATAATATAACTAAAAGATATTGCATAAGTGTCTCTACTTTTCTCAACAGTGTACTTAGCTAATAACGCTGCATGGTAGTAGTCAGTTATACCTGAAGCCGATATTTCATTTGAAGATAGTATATAACCGTCTTGCGAAAGGAGTGTATTGTATTTCCCTGAGTCACTCGGCACTGCAATGAAATCGGTATAAGTTTCATCTGCACTGTTCCAAATCTGGGCACCGCTCGTAGCTTGTGATAACGTACCTGCCATGCCAAATAAAGCAGCACCCGTACATTCGACTGTTATGGAATATCTGCCTGCGGTCAAAGCCTTCACGCTACTTGTATACAACCCATTTGAAGCGTATCCATCGACAATCATGACACTGGTTTCGAGATTCACCATCCTTACACGGTGATTGGAGTCTCCAGATGCAATTCTCAATCTATAATCATCAGCCAACGCTGTAGGTATATAAATCTTGTAAACAAATGTAAACCCAGCGGATTCGCCAGACCATACGGCATAATTGTTTAAAAGAGTTGGCCCTACGTTTGCACCATTATTTTCCTCACCCCAGTTAGTGCGGGTGGATCGACTGTATCTAAAAGGTCCAACACCTCTATAGGGCGCTGAATCGGTAATTTTAGGTGGCCATGATACTTTCTCTTCTACAAATTCTGCTGATTCATTTTTAAAAGTGACTGTACAATAGTTATATTTAGAAGATGACGGTGGAAAGGATTTAAGCACTTCTTGTGATAGCACTAAATCGCTATCTGTTATTGTGACACCTGTAGGATTATCTAAGAGTAGTTTATATTTACCCCCAGACCAGACTAAAGAAGCTTCCGGCATAGATAGCAAAATAGACTTTACATTTTCTGAAATAGATTTAGAAGTATCTAGTACAATATTACATTCATACTTACGTAAGGGTTCTGTAACTGACGGTGCCGCATTATAAGGAGCAACTAAAGTATTACCTAGTTGAGTAGGGTTGTAAAATTTGCCACTTCTTGCAGACATGACTTTCATATCAGCATTTGCAATGACTTGATCACAAACAGCTGCAGTCTCTCTAAATGAATTCAAATCTAACATAGATTCTGTTATTCTCAAAGAATCGTCCAAGCTGCCACAATCTAGCAAATAATCCAATAGCACCCAAGCTGGGTTATTAGAATACACCCTAGTAGGCAAAATTGCTGTATTGCCCGGGTTCAATGTTGTTCTTATTTTTCGACCTTCGATAAGAAACTTAACCTTTGGAACGGAAGTGAACTGTGGATTCATTGCATTCAATTTAAACGCACAAGAAGCATACGCAATATTAGTAAATGCTGCTGCCTTACGTCTAGGTTGATTTGCAGTCATGACTGCGTCTGTCCCGCCATTTGTATGTATATCAATCCTAAGAGCAGACTGATTAGAATGTTTGCTATCCCATTTACTTCTTGCGCTACCTCCTAAGTCGGGAGATGAGATGTATTTATCATCAACAAGACATTCTACAACACGGTTGATATCACCCCTTGCGATAGTATACTGTGCATATAGTAAATCTGATACTGCATCAGTTGGATATGTAGTGTCTAATTTAAGTGCCGATTGTGCAGGCACTATTAGAGATGATGTGATTGTTTTTGTAGCATCTGTTGGATCTATAGTTACGACAGATAACGAAGATGCTGGAATGGCAGACGGACCAGCTTGAAAAGTTTGTTGACTATTAACTGTGACACCTGTCATTGTAAATTTCTTTGTAGTGTCTGCATATACTAATGTCCCTTCGACAAGACCTCTACCATATACTAAAGGTAAGTATCCTGTTACCATCTTAGCTTCAGGTGTTATACCAGTTGTCTTTTCAGGCGGCTCAGGCTTAGTCCATTCTTCATAGATTGCCCAAAGTATAAGACCTGTTTTAACAATATCAGAAAATGTTATCATTATTTCTTACCCCATTGAAGCATTAGTTTAGAAACATCATCTTGCGATCTTTCAAAGCAAGTGTCGCCTACTGCAGGTGGATAGTCCTTGCTAATGTGCCATCCCGCAACTGAATCAAGGACATACATAGGACTTGCGCATGTGAGTTTAATTAAGGATTCTCCAATAGCATCTGTTTTCAAATAGGAATCAATTCCTGAGATAACACCTTTATATGCAATTACAATTGTTACATCACTATCAGTGACATATACATTTTTAACAGTTACCGGCATTCCATTTGAGAAACTGCTTAAAGAAGAGTTAGCTAACTCTATCCCGTATGTAACCTGTTTTATATCTGAAACAACTATAGGTGATACAGAAACTAGTCGAGAATCAGCAAGGTAAACAACACCCTCTACCGTCTCATTTTTATAACTAGAAGTCGTATTTATACTTCCTATGGTTGCAATAACGAACATATCTTTTAATGTTCCTGTCGCAAAATTTCTCATAACGCCTCTATCAATTTAACTTGGCCTGTGGTCATCATAATACCATCGCTGTACACCATGCCTGAGATAACATCTGTATCGTACTTGGCATTCATTTCTACTTCTGTATATTTTACAGCCGTTGTAGTAGTTATTGGCAATCGTAACTCTGGAAATATTACCAAAGAAGTCGTATGGCTAACCACCATATAAACCTTTGGATCAATACCGAAAGTTATAAAGAGACCTACTGGCAATTTTTTATTAGTATTAGAAACAATTGGTAGACTAGTTACACCAGCAAGCGCTGCGCCAACTGTCAATTCCGTTTCTGAGTCAATAAAATAAGACTTAGGTTCACTATGTCCAGGATTCCCAGGAATTAAAGTTGTAACAGTTAATGTCTTTGCTACTGCATCTGTAGATGTTATTATTCCAACACCAATTATACTTTTATTAAGGACACTTACATAATTAAAATTAGATGGGGTTACTACTGTAAACACATTACCATTTTCTTTATTTAGTGTTGCTGTTATTTCTAATGGTTTTTCTATTTGTAATTGTGCCCCATAATTCTGAGGCATTTTAATTTTAAAACTTTCGGATGACCCTTTAGTTACTAGATGTGCAAATAAATCGTTAGCAGTACCAACGAGGGGTTCAAGATTTGCATCTATCTCCCAACGTTGGACATTACGTTTTACCGAAACTCTAGATAATGAAAGGGTATCCGAACTAAATACTGGTTGATTACTTTTAACTGTTAATGGTGCAATAAATTTAGCAATCAATGCAGTACCGTTCAGGATACCGTATGACATATTAACCTCTATAATTACGCTCACGATTGTACTGATTCACACCAGCCGCGATTTGCGGTAGCATTTGTGAAATCTCAGCACGTGTTTGGCGAGAAATATCGCCTGTTATATTCATATTAATAACACTATTATTAGTAATAGTATTTGTCGTACTATTAGCTTTTGATGCAGTTGGTACGGCCATAATAGGAGAAGCTGCAGATGAAATAGTTGCACCTGAATTAATAGCTTCAAGTAATTGTCTATTTCTTGCAGTCGATGCTGCATTAATTACAAACTCACCGTTAGATAACATTGTAGGAATAGAATCAGAAGTTCCTGTTCCCGGCCCTTTAACTAAACCGCCTGTAGCCATGCCCATAACTGAGCTGAATAACCATCCAGTTAACAAACTTGTTACTGTCTGTTGAGCAGCTGGAGTAACAATAGATGCGATGGTTCCAACAGGGTCATTGGTAAATGCTGAGAATATTGCCTCAACCATTGGAGTGATATCTGTCATTTGGTTATCACTAAATCCAAAATCATTTTTCCATCCAGCATCCCAGTTAGATGATAACCCCTGTCCTTGCGAATCCTTAGCAAGAGTAATTAGTGGATTTTCATCTGCTTCCCAATCTTTTAATAACTTACCAGAACCTATAGACAACATTGGAACTTTAGTAATAGGATCATTTCCAAAATTAAATAACGAAGGTGTTACTGGTTTAGAAATAGCTAATGGTTTGTAACCTTTGAAAGTTTCATAATCATCATGTTGTTCTGCTGTTAAAATTTCAGGCTTATCAGATAATCCTACCCAGCTTAACATACGATCCCAAATACCGAATTCAGGATTAGGGTATGTAGATTGGTCTAATACTTCTACGCCTGATAGCATTGGTGCTATCATATCCTTGCCCCAGTCGCTTACTAACTTGCCATTTAAGGATTTTGCAAGACTTGAAAAATCAATATTCTCTAATAACGCACTTGTTGTAGTACTATCTAGTACATTATCTGGCGCTAAATCATCAATGATCTTATTTGATACCACAGGGTCTGAAAATACTTTTGGATAAAATTTTGATAATACATCTTTAGATGGAGAAGTTAAGAAGTTCAATACAGGCGGAACATCTGCATTAGCGCCTGCATTTGGAATGATCCAATTCAAAGCTTTGTCAAACATCGAAGGAGGTGCTAATTTATTAAAATCTTGACCATTTTGTTGTAATACCCATTCAGCACCAAGTCTCTGAGCTTCTGTCATAGGCTTCCCAGATCTAACATACTGCATAAGATTATTTAATTGGCTTTGAGCCATCTTTGCGTCAAAATCTGATAAACCAATTTTAGAATCATTTGGAAAATATCCAGTATTTAAAGGCTGGTTAGTAAGATTCTTTAGAGTAAACTGCTTCCCAATTGAACTACTAAAATCGCCGGCTAGCTCATCTACGCCAAAAGGAAAACTGTTAACAGGAATATTAGGCAATGCTGCCATTACATCCGGAATACTGTTGACAGCGATAGATTGAGCATACCCATCTGCAGTTAAACTTTTATAATAGTCTTGCATTGTAATTGCAACATCAACACCTGACTTATAAATCTTACTTGCAAGATCTGCTATTAGTTGACTGCCATCTGTACCAAACTTTTTAATACCAGCAGGAGTTAAATTCTTAGTGATTGTATCCATTATACTGGTATTTGGCTTATTAGTACCAAATTTTGATAAATCAATTTTGACAGCTTTTGAGTAATCTACTAAATCTGATGTTTTAGGTTGCATCCAATCACTGACTTTAGATTTTCCAGTAGCTACATTTGAAATCAATTTAGCTGTTAAACGGTTGGTGGTGTCTTCTGATACCTTTATTTTTGGTAATTCCCACTTGCCTGCTTTATTCAACTCTAACATAGGCTTATCTGTAGGAATTCTCTCTGTTACGAGATCACCTGCAGCACTAGTAAGGCCTAAGACAGTCTCACGCATCTTTGTACCATTTGCTACAGCTTCTTCAGTGTAATTGTACATTCCACTGTTTTTCTCTAATGCCCAACTACCTGTACCTAGTTGGCCGTCTTTAAGCAAACTGGCCATAACATTAGAAGGAATTTGGAACCCATTTAAGCCTACAGCACTTTTAGTAGATCCCGCAACAACTTTACTTAGAATATTAGAATCGACTAATCCTTGGTGAATTGCTTTGATATCATCATCTGAATATGGAGATCCATCTGCTTTCAAAGGTAACTCAAAAGCTTTTTCTGTAGCTTCTAATATTTTTTGAACTTGAGCGTTAGGCTTAGGTTGTACTGCTGTGCCTAAATAATTATTAGAAGCGTCAGGATGGTATGTATTGATTAAATCTAAAGCCTTTTGTCCGAAATAATCTTCCCAATAGTTTATAGAAGAATGACCAGATACACTTGAAGTTTTTGCAAGTTCTTTTTCATAATGAGTTGAACCTTTGGTGTTTTGCCAGAAAACTGCTGCATCTGCTAACGGATTTTCACTTTTTGCTAATAATTCAGAATATTGCTTATTTTGTAATCCTATTTTAGCTAATGCAGTGGCATTATTCATACCAGCTGGCCATACATATCCATCAATGCTGTCATTCAAATTGAATAATGATGATGCACCTGTTCCTGCAAAAATGCCTAATGTACCTAAATTTGGTTTAAACTTTTTAAGCGTATTTTGGGATTCTTCATTATACGCACTTATCACAGGAAAGGAAGCTTCTCTGACAGCATCCATTTGTGCAACTGTTGTGTTATCAAAGAATTGTGTATTCCCTAAATAGCCTGAATTTTCAATTAACTTATTTACTTCTGATTGAGTTCTCCAAGGTCCTAAAGAACCTTTGGCAGGTTCAAAAGCTTTAGTTTTAGGATTTTGATTGAATACACGCAGTAAACCTTTACCTGTTTGCTTATCAGCAATAGAATCAAATCGTCTAAGGTTTAAATAGTTATGCGCTCTAATTGCAGCCATATCTTCTACTGACATAGAAGGATCATTAGGCAACAGAATACCTGTACCAAACCAATTACTATCATCATTTAAGAGATTAGGAACTTGTCTAGCGCCATTATCACTTAATATGAACTTAGTAGTCATATCAGTAGGTTTTATATCCGAGTATCCGATAGCTTCGCCTTGCTTTCCAAAAGTATACCTTAACTGCTCCATAGTATACTGAGATGTGCCAGCTATAGGCGTTTCAGAAATATCAGGAGTCCAATCAGACATTTCTCCAGTATTATCCCAAGAGTATTTCCCTAGCGCTGTCCTAACTAATTGGCCTGCACCACTAATGCCCTTCATCATTAATTTATTGAAAGCAGCTATATTATAACTCTTACCATTATAAGCAACAGAAGAATTTGAAGGCAATCCTGATGTAAATGCAGAACCTAATGAATCCATTATAGGCGCATATTCAGATTTCCAGTAATGTCCTGTTGGATTTCCAGCAGCATCATAGGTCTTTAGTTTACCAATTGCATCAAAGAAACCTTTGTTACTAGTCGTAGAATATTTTCCAGTTTCAATACCTTTCGCATAATCACCTAGATTAACACCTTCTGGCATTCCTTTCCCAAAAGTACCAGCTCTAATTTGATTCAGTACATCAGCATACTCAGCAGTTTGCTTAGCAGGAATAATATACTCACCATTCGAAATTCTAATAACATTAGAATCAGAGGTACCTGTCCCTGAGCCTTGGAATATACCACCACCTATTTTTGCATCAGCGTTAGGCGTACCTGTTACACCACCTGTTTTAAAGATACTTGAAATAAATTTACTAAAATCTAATTTATCTAAGCTTTTAAACCCAGCTGCAACCCAATCCCACACAGCGCCACCGACAACTTTAGCTTGGTTCACCCAACTACTAGGTTCGAAAGCTGGCATCTCAAAGTCTCTAAACCACTGGGTTAGGCTATCGCCTACTGTAGTGCCCATGTCGACAACACCACCCCATGTGAATGTGGCTAAATCTTTAATTTTACTTCCTACCGTTGCCGAAAGATCTGTAGCTGTTGACCACAACCAATTACCTTTTGTGGTGACAAAACTTGTAAGAGCTGTCCCAATATCCACAGCATTTGTCCAAACCCAATTAGCACCTTTGGCTAAGAATGCTTTAATATTCGCGCCAACATCTATTGCCTTTGCCCATGCCCAGTTTGCAGACTTATCAATAAACGCAGTAATACCCGCACCAAGGTCTGTTGCTGTTGTCCATGTCCAATTTGCAGCTTTGCTAAGATAAGTTTTTAAGCTTGTTCCAATGTCTGCAGTACCGTTCCAGATTATTTTACTTGTATCTGAGATGACCGCAGCAGTGCTGCTGACAACCTGCTTACCTACATCCAAAGTCCCAGTTATAAAGCTACCGGCCTTTGTTGTAAACCATGAACCAAGACTGCTGGAAATATCTGCAATACCTGACCATGTTATATTAGCCGCAGTGCCTAGCCAGCTTGTAACACTTTTACTTATATCTACAGTACTAGTCCATGCCCATTTTGCAATAGTTGGAACAGCCTTACTAACGCTATCACCTATATCTACTGCTGTTGACCATAACCAATTTCCTGCAGTTTTAAGATATGTACCTACACTTACAGAAATATCTGCACCTGTATTCCAAACCCAATTACCTGCTTTCGATAAATAAGTTTTGAGACTTTCCCCTATCTCTGCAGCTCCAGACCAAACGATATTAGATGCAGTGCCTAGCCATGTTTTTAAATTGGCGCTAATATCAACAATTCCTGACCATGCAATTTTCCCAGTTTCAGCTAACGTTGAACCGACTGTATTTACAACTTGTGAACCGACATCTAAAGTACCAGTAATAAAACTACCGGCCTTTGTTGTAAACCACGCACTAAGGCTTGTAGAAATATCAGCAAGACCTGACCATGTAATATTGGCAGCAGTTCCTAACCAGTCGGTGACACTTTTACTTACATCTACAGCTTTTGTCCATGTCCAATTACCTGCAGTACCTATCCAAGTACCAATGCTTGAACTAACATCTGCAATACCTGACCATGTTATATTTGCTGTCTCTTTTAACCATGCTGTAAGACTTGAGCTGATATCTACAATACCTGACCATGCGACTTTTCCAGTCTCAGCTAGTGTTGCTCCTGTATCAGTTAACACTTGCCCAGCATTTGTAAAGAGAGTTGATGCATTAGTACTGATCCAGCTCCCTAGTTTTGTTCCAATATCTACGGTGCCTGTCCAAAACTTGCTACTTGTTGTGTCTATCCAGTCACCGATTTTTGTACCTACTGCTACTGTCCCTGTCCAAAAGTCAGAAGCTTTTGTGGTAATCCAATCTCCAGCTTTCGTACCTAAAGCTACAGTACCTCCCCAAAAGTTATTGGCACTTGTACCTATCCAATCCCCAACTTTTGTACCTAATGCTACAGTACCTGTCCAGAATTTACTAGTGGTTGTACCTATCCAATCTCCAGCTTTCGTACCTAAATCTATAGAGCCTTTCCAAAAGTTATTTGCGGCTGTTTCTATCCAAGTTTTTGCGCTGTCAGCCAAATCAATAGCACTTGTCCACGCCCATGTGATTCCTTTACCAATATCGGCACCAAGATTTACAGTACCTTTCCAAAGCGTTGCAGCGTTTGTAGTGACCCAAGTACCAATACTGGCGCTAATATCTACAGCAGTATTCCATGCCCATTTAGCATTATCTGTAAAGAACCCGCCAACCTTAGCGCCAACATCTACAATACCGGTCCATGCCCATTTAGTGGTGTCTGTAAAGAAATTCCCAACCTTCTTACCGACATCTATAATACCATCCCATGCCCATTTAGTGGTGTCTGTAAAGAAATTCCCAACCTTTTTGCCAACATCTACAATACCGGTCCATACCCATTTAGTGGTGTCTGTAAAGAAATCCCCAACCTTCTTACCAACATCGATAACACCGTCCCATACTAATTTTGCATTTTTCGAAATAGAGTCTCCAAGTGCAGCACCAACATCAATAATGCCACTCCATGCCCATTTAGTGGTGTCTAAAAAGAAATCTCCAACCTTCTTACCGACATCTATAATGCCACTCCATGCCCACTTTCCAGTATCCGCAAAGAATGTACCGACCTTTTTACCGACATCTACAATACCATCCCATGCCCATTTAGTGGTATCTGAGAAGAAATCTCCAACCTTAGAGCCGACATCTACAAGATTAGTCCATGCCCACTTTCTAGCGTCTGCAAAGAATGTACCAACTTTCGATCCAACATCAATTAAGCTATTCCATGCCCATTTAGCACTGTCTGTAAAGAATGCACCGACTTTAGTACTTACGTCAATTAAACCATTCCATGCCCACTTTCCTGCGTTTGCAAAGAATGCACCGACTTTAGTACTTACGTCAACAAGACCGCTCCATGCCCATTTAGTGGTATCTGAGAAGAAATCTTCAACCTTAGAACCGACATCAACGATACCATTCCAAGCCCACTTTGCATTCTTCGAAATGAAATCTCCAATTGCAGTACTAACATCAACGATGCCATTCCATGCCCATTTAGCACTGTCCGAAAAGAATGTACCGACTTTAGAGCCAACATCAATAAGACCGTTCCATGCCCATTTCCCGGTATCTGAAAAGAATTTAAGAACTTGCTTACCGACATCAACACCAACACCAGTTAAAGATGTAACAGGGGTACTACCGCCTGCGGCTGCAGCTAACTTATCCCAAAGACTTGACCCTTTAGCTGCTGAATCAGATAAATCAGTTGCTGACTTATTTAATTTAAATGCAGAAGTATCTAGAATTTCGGTATCAATAGTTACATTGGTTTGAGTAGGTTTTTCTAAGACAGGGATATTAGAGAATAAAGGACTTCTTGTTTCTGCATTAGCAATCTTATTTACCATACCACCTAATGCAAACTTAGGAAGTTTATCATTATTAATAGCATTAATCAAATTACCATATTTAGCAGTTGATTTAGCATTTATAACAAATTCACCATTGGATAATTTAGCCATTATCGAATCAGATGTACCAGTTCCCGGGCCTACTATCGGACCGCCCTCTGCAAAGCCAAAGAAATTACCAACATCATTTTTAAAGAAACTGCCGACACTCTTAGAGAAATTACTAGTTGCAGCAGAAGCAGTAGTAACTCCTGGAATAGAATTAATACCCTTATCAAACATCTTAAAGATGCCTTCACCAAGGCCTGATGCCATGTTTTCAACAGCACCGCCTTTACCAAAGCCTAATGAATTAGTTACACCAGTAGAAAAAGAGTTAATAGTAGAGTCGATTAAATTTTGTTTGAGTTTAGAAGCAAAGGTTTGGAATGCATTTTGTCCACTATCTTTTTCGCCACGTAACAACCCTTTAAATGCGTCTGTAAAGCCAGTAGTTAATGTGCTAGAAAAGGCCTTTCCAGCGTCTCTTGCTGCTCTAATACTAGCCGCTGCAACTTCTGACTTGTCCCCCATATCCTTGATATCATCGCCAAGACTAAGAATTTTACCTGCTGTATCAACAGTTGATTTACCTGCTTTTGCGTCAACAGCCATTTGATATTCTAAATCAGCTTGTTGATGGACTAATATGCCTGTTTTAACCTTATCTTCTTCTGTCATAAGATCAATATTTTCAGCGCTTAATCCGCTATATTCTCTAAGGAATGCTGTAATATTTCCTGTAGAAGCTTTACGGAATGCATCCATTTCTTTTAAGGTAGTAGGCATTGTGTTTGCAGCCAGACCTTTATTAGTACCTTCGACACCTGCAGATGCATTTAGTCTATCTTGGAGAAACTGCTCAGTAGGTTTACCAGCTTTAATTGCAGCATCTATATCAGCTTTTAATTGATTAATTTTACCGGCAACAGTTAATGCATAATTCTTAAGCTCAGTATTCATACCTAAGAATGCGTCTTCAGTAAAGCCAGCTTCAGTTATTAAAGTCTTTTGTGTTTCACGACCTAATGCGCCACCTGCTTTAACTAAATCAGCATTAGCAGTGTTTAATGTTTCTTGATTATTAGCCGCTATCTTATATGTTTCAATCCATAATTGAAACGCAGAAGCCATTTCATCTTTTACTGTATTAGCTTTTAATGCAACAGTATTTAATGTTCCATCAACTTTAGTTACTGGGGCAGATGTATCAGCAACAGGAGCGCCCTTAAGATACCCATACACATCCCTAAATCTGGAAATTTGATTTTGGGTCTCTGTATTATTATAGCTATTGCCAAAGCCTACATTATAACCGCCTGCAGTCATTGCAAGATCTTCGTTATTTCTTTTCAATCCTGACTTATAGTATTTAGCACCTGCAAATATATTTTCACGAGCATCTGTATAGTCATTAAGCTTATGCCATCTAGGCACTAATTGCATAACACCAATAGCACCTTTATCACTTACAGCATCTTTCTTTAATCTGCTTTCAACAATTCCTAATGCTTTTAAAGCTATCCAATCAACATTGTATTTAGTTGCCGCTTCTTTGAAGATTGCATCATATGTTGAATTATTTAGTTCTTTGGCACTGAATCCTTCTGGGACTGCCATGCTTGACGCTTTTGGCATCGGTGCCAGCTCTGACTGCGGAATAGCTGTTTGTGGGGACTCTGCGGTACCGCCTGTGGCCGGCTTTCCTGCAATTAGGTCAGTGACAGCCCCACGAAATTCTGAGGCACCTGACTTGATATCTGCGCCAGCTGTGAGAAGCATTTCAGAGAAACTTTGAGGTGGTGTCAATTTGCCAGCAATGTTTAAATTAGCAAACTCTTTACCAAATCGCGATTCCATTCCAGATAGGATATCCTTAATCGGCATACCACCTTTAAGTTTATCTGTTGCAAAATTATACATTTCACCTGACATAGAGTCCATCTTTTGCAATGCTTCAGCAAAATAAATTGTATCTGCACGATTCTTAAGCTCTACCTTTTGTGTAGTTGGTAATGCAGCATATTGAGATGCATTGATATTTAAATCAGGTAATCCCGATTTGATTTTCTCAAATGAAGAAGTAAACCCGTCTGTTATAGTCTCCTTAAGGCGCGTCTTCATATCTACGAAGAAACCTAAGAATGACGTATGAGATTTTAGATTTTCAAAGCTAGTTGCAAGTGCTTCAGTTGAAGAAGTCATATCAGACTCTTTCATAGCTTCTTCTAATGCAGTTTTATATTGTGTAGCAGTACCTGATAATTGTGCCCATAATTTAGAGGGCAACCCTGCCATCAACGCTGTAGACATATTAGAGCCAAAAACTTCATTTACTGTAGAAGTTTTCGAAGTAAGATCTGCAAAACCTGCTTTGATCTCTTCTCTGCGTTTCTCAGCTTTAGCTAATTCTATGCTAAGTGTTTTAATTTTACCAGTATCATTACCTGCTAGTTTAATATCAGAGTTTAGATTAAAGATTTGCTTATCAACACTATCAATTTCTTTCAACAAGTCTACACTGACTGCCCTAAACTTACGAGGAGCATCTAGCCCAAATTCTGGGAATTGAATCTCTCTGTGCGCTATCGCAGCTTCTGCTCGAGCTAATTCATCTTCATAATTATTTATTAATCCTTGTGGATCTCCACCTGCAATTTTATATTTACCATCTCTAAGATCTTGAATAGCATTCTTAAGTCTAGCAATGTTAGTAGCCGCCTTATCAGCGTCGGCTCTTCCAAAATCTTTAAACACTTGTTGATAGTTAATGCCTGATGTTTCAATATCTTTTAAACCTTGCAAAGCTTTGGCAAATGGATCAGTATCTTGAAATCTTTTAGTATCGGCAGCAAGTTGAACCATCCATAAATCTATATTCTCTAAATCGTATTTTCGCTCTTCAAGACGTTTATTATAATTATCAGCTGCCGTTGCATTTTCTCTTTCAACCTTAATCCATTCAGCAGTATCTTTTAAAAATGGATTAGGTTTATCTTCAGGTTTGGTTAAAGTAGCTTCTATATTTGCCCTAGCTGCTACTACTTTTAATGCAAACCTATTCAACGATTCTGCAGTAACCTTATCATCAATAGGGATAATAAGAGGCTCTTTAAGTGCAGGTGGTAAAAATGAACTCAAATCTCTTGTAGTAGCCTTAGGTAAAAGAGAAAATTTATTAGGCGCCCCTAACATATTTAATGCAGGGATATCATATATTGAAGGCGTTTTGATAAATGCAGGGTTTACAGATTTAAATGGAACTTGCTCAGGAGCATTTACTTCTTTTATATTTAAATCACGAGGAGGACTTTGGACACCTCTTTGCACATTAGTCCTTAAATCATTACCCACAAGCGCACGACTAATTCTTTCAGGTGATGTAGTCATCATCTGCCCGTAAGTAGCCTGCTTGATATCAAGAGTTGCTTTTTCATTTACAAAACGTAATGCTTCTACACCTCTAATTCCAAGCTTCTCTATATTTTTGGCTAAAGCTACTGGACCAATTGTTGCAGTATCAGCTGCCATTTCTTGTGCAAGTTTAGCTTCTCTTTCAACAGCTCTTAATGTAGATAAAGTTGCGTTTCGATCTTTAGTACTGAACGTATGATCGAGATGGTCTTTTAATCTTTTAGCTTCTAACCCTAATTGTTGCAATCTTGAAATTGCAGCATTATTTTCAGATTCAGGTAATATATCATTAGCGGTTATACTTACATTAGCATCTTTTAAATTACCTACTAATGAACTTACAAGATTAGTGTATATTTGTTCATCTGCAAGCGCTTTTGCAATTTCTTTTGCACGTGATACGAATTTGCCTAAGGCATCTACTGATTTTTCAAAATAAGAGATATCAACTTTTAAATCTGGACTGCCTAAAAGATTCTGCATAGACATAGAACTCAGATCTTCATTTATCTTTGTTGTATATTTATATACATCATTACTTGCAACTGCAAGACTCATTTTGAAATTTTCATCAAGACCGGGCAATTCACCTAATTTAACAGCTTCATCCGCCATTGCCTTAAGTTCAAAAATACGTGCTTTTACTGCATCTTGCTCAGGTGTCAAGTACGCAGTACTCATAGTCATTTCACGTGCAGAAATTGTTCCGCTTGCTTTTGAACCTTTCCGCGTAGGTAGAGATAATGAGTCTGCGCCACCAAACACTTCATCAAGACGAGTTGACCGCTCCACTGTAAAATTCTTAAAAAGATCTACAGTTTTCTGCATATTGAACCTAGATGCTCGCATTGCTTCTGCAGCTTTCTTATTTAATACTTCAGCTGCTTTCTCTGCATCTTTTTGTAAAGCTGATTTATCACCAGAACCGCCTTTATCCTCAGCATTCTTTAAAGCTTCCATAGAAGATTTAAATGTTTCTTGAGCCTTGGTGTATCTCTCAAATATCTGAGGATCTTCAATATTAGACTCATCAATTAGCCTTGCATCATACTTAAGAGAAATTCCATATTGAGTAGCAGTGTCAGCTTCACTTTTTAGTAATCCAGTCTTTTTATCTTTTGCTGCTGAATGGATCCCAAGTATCTTTTTAACTTTTTCGTATATATCATCCAAGGCTCCCATTAATGTGCCGTTACTACCCATTAAATACATTGCAAGAATGCCGCCTGTAAGCGCAAATATATTAAAGCCTAAAAATAATCTTGGAATAAATTTTGCAATAGTGATAAAGAATGAAGTAATTTTAGGGATAACCATTGAACTGAACATCATGGCTAATCCAGCGCCAATACCTGCACCTGTTTCTCCACCAATCTTATTTCCTACATAAGCACCTGCCGCCCCTGCTGCAACGAGAGTGGTAGCGGTTGCTCCAGCACCTGCAATACCTTTAGTTAATGCGCCCTTAGCACCTAGCAATGCTCTATTAGGATTTGCCATATAATATTGCATGTAGCTTGCTTGGTTCATTGGCAATCCGCCATAACTTCCCATGCGGTTAAAATCTTTGCGTCTATCTGCTGGAGTCATTCCTGCATATTGCGCTTCAAGATCTTTTTGCAATAATTGCTTCTTTATGGCAGCATTACTAGTATATAAACTTCTATCAACATTAGCAGGAGTCAATCCTTGTGAAATCTTTGTATCTAATACGTTATTAGCAAGTTCTTTTGCTGCATTAAATCTACTACGTTGTACACCAACAACACCTGCTGCAATTGCTGGAATTAATCCACCAAAGAGTGTAGCTGCTACGTCCACGTGAGAACCACCCAGTTCGAAAGAACCCATAAAGGCTTTTCTTCCGCGTTCACCGGCCTTCTTAAACTCGTCAGTACTTTCTAAGAATGGTATACGAAATAAAACTGCAGCGCCAACACTGACTATGGCTGCCCGCCAAGTAGATATAAATTTCAGAGTATTAACCATCAGGGCTAAAGCTTTGGTCATCAATGTTATTCTATTTGTTAGACCAGTAAGGCCTCCCATTGCGCCTGCTACTTCTGCTAACCATAGGGATACAAACTTACCCCCCATTGTTTCTCTTAAAATAGCTGTTGCACGTGCCATTGCATATAATTCAGCTGTATATAGTTTAAGTCTTGGAACAAATTTGTCTGGACTAGTTCTGGCAAGTATTTCACCTTTTTCTTTTACAGTATCAAATACTTTTGTTAAATTAGGAAACTTTTGGAATCCTTGCTGCAATACAGTTCCTGCTCCGCTTGTAATAGGCGCTGAGCTTTCTTGTAAGAATCTAGCAAACCCTCTAACTGCTGTTTGGCCTTTAGTTTCTGGACCTTTACTTGGATTAGGCTCAAAAGCGCTTCTGAACCTATCAAAACGAGATGTTCGTTCTTCTTTATAAGTTCTTTTTCTATTTCTAAGATCTGCAGCAACTGCTTCTGCCATAGTTCTATCGGACATGCCTTGTTTTAATTCAGAGCTATATTTACTGATATTAGCGCCTAAGTTCTTGACTATACTACTACCACCGATCTTACTTGCTAGCTTATCTAGAATAGGAGATGCTTGACGCATCGTATCCCACAACGCACTTACATAGAGACCTGTATAAGACTTCATGTTTAAGCCAACAGACTTTAATCCTGATGTAGCTGCAATACCTTGAAATGCAAGTAATTGATTACCTAAAGCTGCTAATGCTGCTCTAAATAATGTAATAGGGCTTAATGCTAATTGCAAATTAATCAGAGGTTTATATAGAGCTGTTAACGCCCCAGCTAGTAGTGCAATACCGCCAATAGCTACTTGGCTAGGTGTGAGACTGTCCCACATGCCTTTTAAACTTGTTGGTAAGATATCTGAAATATTTTGAATAAGATTTTTAAGACCATTAGTAATAGATAGTGATAATCTGTCATATCCGTATCCTACTTCATCTGCAATCTTTTGTAATACAGTATGGCCTGTACCACGACCTGTCATTTCTCTGAAACTAGGAACAGGAATTCTATGATACGGTTTTACAGTTTCAGCACGAGGTTTGTTTATTAAGTCTGTAGGTGGCCCTTGTGGAGCTTCTTGAATACCTCTGTAAAATGTCTCACCATTCAATGAAGGTGTCATTGTATCAGCGCTTGACATATTAGAAAATGTTAATGCACCAAGTGCTGCTACAGCTAACATAATCCATTTTACAATAGGATGCCCAAACGCGGATGCAAGAAGTGGTGATACCGCTGCAAATCTTGTTGTTGCATAGTTATAGGCACTTTCAATAGAATTATAAAAAGCTCCTAATGAAGTTGCGGGTATTCCTGTTGGTCCAAAAAGTAATCTAGAAAAGAATGTTCCCGTACCAGTGCCAGTAAATGCAGAAGCAAAACGTTCTCTCATACCTGCAAATAAATTAGCAAGTATAGAAGGATCTCTTACCATGCTGCCTAGCATTCCAAACATTCTTACAAGATTGCCTCTTATAGTACCCTCTGGAAATAGCATAGATAATTCGCGCATTACCGGATATATAATTTTAGATCTAATTGCATCAATACCGCTTGGCCCCATTAACGCTAATGCAATTAAACCGCCTTGCATATATGCATGCCCTAAAGGACTATCATAGAATACTTGATCAAACATCCCTAATTGATCAGCAACCAATGCGACCATTGCACTAGAACTTACTACATTGCCTGAACTAAAGAATGAGGATGACGCACGACTCATTGCAGTTTGTGGTCTAGACTGGTATCCAACTCCAGGAGGTAATGGTGGCCCCATTCCTACGTGTGCAGGGTTAGTCATTAAACGTGTCATATTGTGGCCAGCAACAGCAGTATTTGCCATTGTTCCACCAAAGAATGAACCAATAGAGCCTGTTACTTTGAATATTCTAGAAATTTGCTTTTCAAATATTCCTAATGTAGATAACATTTTAAGAGCGGGTCCGCCAAATAGTAATGCACCAATCAAGCCACCAGCTGTACTAAACTGAAATAGATCCAGTATCCCATATACCATGCTCGCAACAGTACCTACAATTGGGATACTCTTCAAGAAGCCTTCAACAGCACCGCCAATGAATCCTAACAGATTAGATATAATTGCAGGCAAGTCCGCTAATATTCCTAATAAAACTGTTCCAGCTACTTTGCCTGCCACTTTGCCAGCTTCTACAGAGAAGCTAACACCAAATCTTACATCAGCAAATACGTTAGCAAATGCTAGCCCTGCAGCAATAGCGGCTCTTAAGAATAAGCCACCAAGCATAGAAGTAATTCTATTTTCTGGCAGTAATAGCGATACAAAAGCTAATCCAAAAACATTAGCAAAAGCTGTTAATGAATGTTTTAATTCTTCTGGCAACCCATCAAATAAGTTTTTAGCAAAGTCTTTAGCTATTTCAATAGATTTTCTAAAATTGCCTGTTGAGATGCTGATTACAAAATCACTACGTAAGGTATCTGCGACTATGCTTCTAATTTTTCTAAAGCTACTTACAACACCGTCACCAATACTTGACAATACATTTGCAGCCATTGGTGAAATAGTTTTAACAGCTTCCAACATTTTCTGGAGATTGCTAGAAATATCTACTGTAGAAATTCTTTTAAATATGCTTATAACAACTTCATAAATTGCTTGGAATACACGAATAGTATTTCCTGCAAATTGTTTCAAACCACCGTCAGTATTATTTTTAAGACTTCTAACTGTACTGATTATTGAATCAATGGTATCTGTCCACCATGAATTACCGATAACAGCATCATATATTTTAAAGAATACTTCTATTACATTTTCACCAAATTTAGAAATAGCGCCAAAGGCCTTTTCTAATTTATTGGTTTGATTCTCAATACCGTCAAATAATTTATTTATACTCTTAGCTAAATCTTTTGCGCTGAAGCTTATATTAGTTGAACTCTCAAGATCTTTTAGTTTACCACGAATTCCTTTGATAAAGTTTCCAAAAAGTTTTTCAATGAATCTAAGACCTTGAAGAAGTCTATTGTAAACGCCAGCTGTGTCAAAAGCTTCATTAATAGAGCTTAAAGTACTTTTAATTGTAACAAATGCTTGGTATAGAGTCTTAGCTAATACTTTTAGGATTGTACCAGTGCCTTGCAAACTCTTAAATACTTTACCAATATTCTTAGCAAAAGTGTCACTCTCAAATTTAATTACTAATTCATTTTGTAAAGATCTAAAGTAACTCTTAATTCCAGCTAAAGCTTTATTGGTGTCTTGTGTTACACCGCTAAACATTTTTGCAAACTTAGTTGTTACACCAAATTTATTAAATGCTTTTTGAATCTTATCAAATACTATAATTGATTTGTTATAAAATTCGTCTAATTGTATAACAACAATATTAAATACTTTTCTAAAAGATAACGAAGGGCCTTTCATTTGGAATAGAGAAGCAAAACTATCTCTTAAACGCCCAGTAATAGTTTGTGAACGATTTGTAATGTAATCTAAGAAAGACCAGTCAGTCAATTCTTTTGTTTTATCAGAAAGATAGTTAAAGCCTTCTGATAATTTAGAAGCAATAAAATAGAATATATCATTTAATATTTTAGCAACTTTTCTATTATCAGAGGATCTGGCAATAAAACTGCTAAACAAATCGCTTACTACAAGGCCTTTTGCAATTCTAGAAAACATACTAGAAAGCGCATCAAAAAGATACACTCCCATTCTACCAATAACACGAGGAATTTCTGCACGAAAGTCAAGAATATCTGACATATATGTTTTTAAGAGATATCCTGTTTTCTTTGCAATTAAAACTTCCCCAAGCATTTGAGGTAACATTGCAAATACAGATTTTAAATTCTCTTTAAGTACTCTACCGCTTGAAAGCATTCTAGAGCCTAATACACTCAGTTGTGATTTATACACAAGGAAAGTATTTTTAAATGCTGTAATAATCATAGGAGAGTCATCTACAGACCAAATACCCTTACCTACACCTCTTTTACCAAGTGTACGTAATACAGCACCATATGCTTCATATGAGCGTACTGCAGTTTTAATATATGCATCAAAGATATATTTGGCTTCGCCAATCTCTTTCTTAACAAAAGTTGAAATGCCTAATGCGCCAAGTAATAATTTAACTTTTAAGACAATTTTCTCAAAACCAAAAATGATTGGTTCTGCAAAATCTTTCATTCTCTCTTTTATGTTAGTTATTACTCTACCAAAATTGACACCCATTTCAAAAGCATTTTTAGAAACTTCACTTAATGCATGAATAGCATCTGAAAGAAATTCCCCAAAGAAGTCTGATAATCCTAACCCTTTTTCAAATTCAGATGCAATAGACTTAATCATTTCGCCTAATTTACTAACACCCTGCGCCATTGTAGGTTTCATTACAGCAAATTCTTTATTAATTTGCTTAGCTTGATCTAACAAGGCTTTCATTACAACTGCTGTTGTTACTTGTCCTGTGGAGGCTAATTCTCTTAGTTTACCTAAACTCACATCTAAATTATCAGCGATAGCCTTAGCAATACGAGGAGTTTGTTCCATCACTGAATTTAACTCTTCACCGCGTAATGCACCAGCAGATAATCCTTGGTTTAATTGGAATAGTGCAGCATTAGCACTATCAGTAGATGCACCAGACACTGCTACAGCTTTCTGAATAGTTTCAGTAACACCTAGTAAAGTCTCCATAGAGACTCTAGTGTCTTTCATTGCTCTGCCAAAGCCTGTAAATACAGTAGTTGTCGATGCGTATAGCGTTCTTGTACGCAATGCTACATCATTAAGGCTAAGCATCGTTGCTGCAAGTTGTTCAGAACGTCCTACAACATTAGCAATTTGGTTTTCTAAATCTTGAAAATCAGAAGACACTTTAGTGAGTCCTGCAAAGGCTCCGCCAAACGCAACTGCACCAAATGCAGCTTTTAAATTACCAGCAAGACCTACTGCGAGATCATTAATACTTCTTAATGAATCACCAGTTTTATCTAAAGATTTGTTTACTTTTAAATCACTTGATTTATTTAAAAATGAACCAGTAAATGTTTTATCTGTCTTAGTTAACGTATCTTTAAAATTACTAGATTCTTTATTTAATTTACTAATACTTTCTGTAGGCTTTTTACCAATTTCTTTTGATAAAGAACCTTCAGTTAGCGCTTTTTCTATATTATTTGTGTTCTGAGATATCTTGGCCAGAGATCTTGCTAAAGCATCAATACTACCCTGTGCCTTGTCAACTTTAGCCTCGATATCAATTACGATACCTGTCATTTGTTTTCTCCATAAAAAACCCCTCCACTAATACCATAAAGGTAATAATAAAGGGGTGTTATTAATTAGGTGTTACGATAACACCATTCGCGTTAACGTTTCCATTAGCTAACAAAGTTCTCTCAATAAAATGAGAAGGTGCTTGTTTACTTGAGCCAGCATTCAACTCCTCTATATATTCAACTTCATTAACTATTTTTCCATCTTGAAGTTTCCAACCATCACGTGCTCTTCCCGTGTCTACTGGAGTTGCTTCTTTTAACGCTTCTATTAATTTTAAAGATTCACGCTCTAAGATAGTTTTAGATCTTTTTGCTAGTTCGGCTCTAAAATCAAGATTTATTTTTACAGTCATAATTTAAGAGTCTCCCCACCAACTGCTCCAGCTATTTTCTGGAAGAATCCAGAACGTTTAAAGTTACTAGGGCTGAGTGCATTATCTTGTCTATCTTCTGATTTACTATTATAAATTGCATCCAATGAAGAAAACAAATTCCAAGGCTTCTCTTTAACGCCCTGTGCTTGTATTAATTTAGCCGCTCTATCATCTGCCCTCCATTCATATGGCCTACGCTCAAAGTAGTTAAGCCACCCTAAGAATTCATCATAAGGCATTTCATCTACCATTTTATACACAGGCATCTTTAAATGAAAAGCTATTTCATAGATAGGTAAATCATTATCACTTAGTTTTACTTTCCCGCGTCAGAGCCTTGACCTAGGCCTGAATACTTCATAATTTCATTAGATAATTTAGACAATTCATCCATCGGGAAATTATCGAATTCTGAATCATCAAGGTCCGAACCGCCTTCAACAGCAGAACGAATAACAGTCTTTAAGAGTTCTAAACCAGCTGAATCATCTTTTTCGATATTAGCAGCTTTAGACTGAATTTCTAGCACTTCTGCAACAGTAAGCTTAGAAATCTTAACATCACTGTTTAAGAATTTAACTGTTTTGGTCATACGTTGGCCAACTAAGTTTTTGATACCTTTTGCTTCTGACATATTACTTACCTTGATTAATTTTGCGTTCATCTAGTTGTGCTCGCATTTGATGTAAAATTGAAAGTGCTTCGAAAGCTTCAGTCTTCTTGTCTGGAGATAACGAAGCATCTTTTGTTCTTTCGAATGTTTTATTAATACTAATATCGATGCTTTTGAGCATATGTTTGACAGTGATGCCAATAACATACTCCAAGCTGAATGGTTTATCCTGAGCCATTTTTATTCCTAATGTTATATAAAGCAAGGGAGCGCTAACTCCCTTGCATAATTAATATCGCTTACGCGGCAGCGCCTACAGTGTATGCACCGCGAATATCAGATTGTACTGTGATTGTCAATTTAGCAGACAATGCATCAGTCAAACTTGGAGTTACTTCTAACGCTTCAAATTTACCTAAGAAGTAGTAAGAAGAGTTACCTACTGAACCAATAGAGTTGTCATCACCGGTAGCGTTAGCAACTGATAAGTAACCTTCTGGTTCTAATGCTAATAAAGAGAATCTGAATAGATAAATATTACCATCATTAATATATATTTTTGATTTAGCAAAGGTACCAGCAGTAGCGCCTTCAATAGATAAAAATGAATCAGCCCATAAGCCTGGAACATAGTTCAAGGTGATTTCCATTGTAGGAGAGTCTGCTTGACCTTGAATTTGTTTAGAAGTTTTAGCACCATATTCAGGTACTTTAACGACGTTAGCTGGTGTACCAATAGCTGGAAATTCTTTGATGTGCGTAATGCGAATAAATTGACCTGCAGCAGGTGTACCAACATCAGTAGGTCCGGCTTCTGTGGCAAAATGTGTAACTGGGCCATCAACAATAGCTGTAAGGTTTGCGGTAGTTTTTGCCATAGAACTCACAGACAAATCTGTGAACATTGCAGCGCCAATAGAAGAAATGTGTGCCATTTTTTAATTCCTTTAAATTTAAGTAGAACTTCCGAAGAAGTTGAAAGTAATTGTGTAGGTACTTTTGTGAATAACTGGTAAAGCTTTATCAGGGCCTACATGCGTAAGACTGCTTATACCAAATTGTGTAACGCCAGAACCTGTAGTCTTAGATTTGTTTACTAAGTATTTATCTAAGACATCTGCTATTACCATAGCACGTCTTGTGCCAGAGCCTGCAGCTATAAAAATATCAATTATGAGAATGCCTGCTAATGAGTATCTATTTATAGGTTTTCCACTAGGTATCACTGATACACGAATAAATTCATCATTAGTAGTATTCATAACTACAAAATTTGTCGGGAATGTTTTTATATTTTCAGCTTTCCATCCATTAGACGAAAATACTGAGTAAACGTCTTTTTCTAATAATTCATATTTGCCCATAATTATACCTCATGATAAAGTTCAACAACTGAAATATGATTGTTTGAAGTAATCACATTACCAAGATGCCATTTATCACTACCTATATACACATGGTCTGTCATCGAAAACGGCCCAACTTCTTTTGTTTTAAACATAATAGTCATCGTTTTCGCTTCTGTAGTTTTAGACGTTTTTGTAATAATTATTTTTGTCGTTATTGAAGGTATAGTCGTATCATTAACTTCACCAGTGCTAAAGTCAAATTCAGAATTAACTGTTTTTGTAAACACTGCTTCAATAGCCAAGTCCTTAGCTGCATTAAATGCTTTATTTAGCTGGACACCAATTAATGAATTATAAGCCATTAATTAGCCCTCCACCATGTTCTCTTACCACTATTCCGGAGTAATGGTTTGATGAGTGTCTTTGCAACCATGGGGATTTTATCCGCAGGTCTAATCACACTAAGTTTAATGCCACTAAGTTCTAAATCTTTAATTAAGCCTGTATTGTCTAAGAGTCCGTCATTATTTAATAAATGATAAGCTAACTCATAAGTAGCTTTAATGACTCTTTGATCAACAACAGTAGAAACTAAAGAAACAAGTATACCAAGCTTAGGATCAAAATATTCACCATCTTTACGGGGATGAGCAAGTGACTGAGCTGAATCTGTAGCTACTCCGATCCAATCCAATTCATCCAACATAAAAGTAGCAGTGCATAGGGCTTGTTCTTTCTGAAGAGCAGGAGCATCAGTCCATGCCGCTACATCTAGTCTGTTCTCAAAATAAGTACTGGCCTCAGTTACGGTAGCATTTGAATTAACACCTTTAACTAGTGCCATAACCTACTCCTTAAGAATGGAATACAGGTAAGATACCTAATGATAATGCAGAAGCTGTTTTACGTGTCCATGTACCACGTGCGTTAGCAATAGTACCAGTTGCAGTCAATGCTTTAGAAGTACCGCTTTCAACAACACCCATGTAATTTGCATCAGATGGGAATTCAGTTTTAGCACCATTCCAATCGTAACCAGCAGGAGATAATACATAACCCCAACGATTCCAAATAGAAGTTGTACCACCACCTTTGTATTTGTTAGCGTCACGGTAAACTTCAACTGAATCAGGAACCGTCAACTGTTCCATTGCAATCGCACCTGGCAATACAATGAATGAAGTTTTCTTATTAGCAGCAAAAGTAGTTGCAGCACCAACGCCAGCACCAGTACGTAACATTGTTAATTCAGCAGCAGAAAGCGACTGAGCAGCACGTGTAGTGATTAGACGGAATTTACCATTGAAGATTGTGTTAAAGTTAATGTTACCATCAACAATAGTTGTTTCATCGACAAAGTTAGCTGAACGAAATGAAGCCATAGTTTCAGGAGATACAATTAAGTACGCCCATTCTGGTTCATAATCTTTAAATGCCATACCAAATGCATTTAAGAAACCTTCAGCACGTGAAGCACCTTGATATGCATAGTTAGTAACCGCACCAGGAGCCACACCATTAGCAGTAACGATTTTCTCAGAACCAAGATCTACGTAGAAACCATATTTCTTATCTGTAGGATCGTTAGAGAATGTTTGACCGCCAAGACCGGTTGAACCTGAACCTGTAGCAGCACCGTTTAATGCTTCAGCTACAGCAACACCTTTCAATACAGAAAGAATAGCATTGTGTTCGTCTTGAGCGCGGGTTTCACCGAAGTCACGACCAATTTTAGCTAAGCCGTCTTGTTGTGTAACAATTTGTTGCATGTTAACTTTTTCGGCACCGTGTGTACGCACAGTTTTAATATATGTGCTGTAGTCAGTGTCGTAATTGGTTTTGACGCCGTCTGCAGATTCAGTTAATGACGCAACGTTAATAGTTGGGTTTAACGGTTTCATCCAACGCATTTGACCAATAAAGGTTTCTGTGCTAGTATCAATTTGTGGATTAGAAGAAGTAATACCTGTGCCAGATAATTTTCTTGCATTGGTATAAGCTTCATCGCTGTAAGCACCAATTGCTTCTTGTAATACATAGTTATTTGTTAAGCCAGCCTGCATACCTGTAGGCAAGGTACTTGTTGTAACGCCCATTTTAATTTTCCTTAAAGTATTTATTTCCTGCGAAGTGATCCTTCAGCAGCACGTTTAAGCACTTCATCTTGTGATAACTGGAATAAAGATTTATTCGAAGTATCTTGAGAAGTACTGCTAGAACTTGTCTGACCGGCCCCTGTCGAAACTTTTGGTTTGAATAAGAAAGAATTGTTATCGTCTTCAGAAAATTGTTTTATAAAGGTTCTTAGATCAGTTCCTGATTTATGCACCCATACTCCATTTTCATTTTGTACAAGTTGCGATGCCACATCCATATATGCCATATCCGCAGCTTTATCACTTCTAAACGTATATCCACTAAGAACAGATTTTACTTCTAAATCCCTAGCGAGTTCTATGTTACGTTTTGTTATCGTTTCCAATTTAGCATTGGCTTCCGCTAACTGAAGTTCATAAACTTCTTTATGTTTTCCTTCTTCTTGAAGTCTTTTTATTTCAGCTTCTTTCTCTTTTTGTTCATACTCAGCAGCTTTCTTTAACGCATTGTCTCTTTCGCTGTACGCTTTATCGAGTTTTTCTTTGATTGGTTTAAGAGCTTCTTGGATCTTCGTGTCCATATCATCCACAGGAGAATTGGTAGCAGTAGTATCCGGAGTAATATTATCAGTTTCTTTTTCTTCGACATTTTCGGTCATTTTATGTTTCCTTTGAGTACAACTCAGTGTTATAAAGTGAATACAATTCACCCTATAGGATATTTGTTTTTAGTATTTAGGGTTAATTTAACGGGTTCTATAATCCCTTAAGATAATTATCTATTAGTATATTTCTAAGGGATAGATAATAGACTGATTAACTAAAGGGATTAAATAAAGGGGGACCGCTTTAGGGTTAATTTAACGGGGTCTCTGTAAAGAACCTGTGCATTATCATTTATGTTTAGCCCCGCATACCGTACATGTAAATCCTTTCTTCTGATCTGGATTCATCACTCTCATTCCATTACCATGAAGTTTATCCTGATTAGGATGTTGGCATGTACATCTTTTAATTTCTGCGTTCATATTTTAGCCTATACCGTAAAATCCCCAATCATCCTCAAATTTAGTAGGATCAGGAATATCGCTTAATACATCTTTCTTTGTTAAGATGTCTGCTTCTGTTAATGTTTTACCACCGACAACTGATTTACCAGCAACTGGAATTAATCCTTTATCAATAGCTTCTTCTAAATATTGATCATATAATTCTTTTGGAAAACCTCTAGCTAACATTTCATCTAAAGTAACCTTGACAGGGTTCTTATCTAGTACGTTAGCATATAGCTTTCTTATACCCTTCCGGGCCTCCAGCATATCGGCTGCATTGGCGAAAAACGCATCGTGAATGGTGCTTGTGGCAATCTTATTGTCTCGTCCCCATAAATGGAAATTCTTGACCAACGTAGCATCGTTTGAGTGATTCCCGTTAACGGCATATGCTGTTCGTGCTTTAGTCGCGTCTGCAATGTCATTTATCTTTCCTTCAGCATTTACTACTTGTTCCCACCAAGTGGCTTCTGTTTTCTGTTGCACTTGAACTAAATTATTAACCCAATTACCATCTTTATCTTTATAGACTAATCTTTCTTCAAATGACTGGGTAAAGTTTTGCTCAATAACTTTTCCATCAAAATTAACCCATGGGACATTAGTCCAAGACTTGGGCAGCTTATTAGCATAAAATATTTCAAAACCTTTAGAGATATTTAATTTTTCTATAGGCTCTACTTTAAATACTTTAAATCCAGTTCTACGATCTTTTGGGCCTTTTACACCATAAATAAGATCAGCCAAGGTTCCGTCAGGTTTCCAACCATCAAATCTCTTTAAAAACTTTTCAGACAAAGCTTCTCCAGGCCTTAATCCTAATATTTCACTAACTCTATCAGGTAATACATAACCCTTTTTACGGGTACCTAATATACTAGTAGCGCCTATAGATTTCCAATCTAATGCAGCTTGTGAAGGCTTAGCATTAGTTAAATAATCTTCAGCTAGCCTACCAAAGAATTTAGTAAAATCTTTAAGAATAGGAACCTGCTCACCTAAATGTTCAGACATTAATTTAGCAATAGCTTGGAAGTCTTTTGGAGTGACAACCATATCATATGAACGTGTCATCTTTTCTACTAGGTCTTTAGTAGCTGGATCAAGGAAGTATAATTGTTCCATTATCTCATCACCAGGGTCTAGTCCTTTATTAAAGATGTCTTTTACATTTTCTCTTAATTGCTTAAGTTCTGCAGTTGTTTCAGGATCAAACTTTTCATATCTTGCTGCACGTGCCGATATTTCATTTAATACTTTGTCTCTATCACTAGCTCTAACTACTAATGTAGGTGCAAATGTTTCAGGCTTTTTAGTTACATTAATCAATTCTTCTTGTAATGCTGAACTAAGATCTGCTATAGTCTTTTCTGTGTTTGCAGTAGCAGGTGTAAATCCTGCATCTTCTAAAGCCATTTCAGCAGCTTGTTTATTTGTCTTTAAATTATAAACACTCGCTTCATCTTTAATGATAGTGTCTTCACCAAACCTGTTTGACTTTAAAATACGTTTTTGAGCTTCTAATAATTTAAAGGCTCTTGAATCGGAAGGGACATTTAAAGATTTTAAATGCTCATCTAAAAATTCACCGAGTTCTTCAACAACTTGCATAGCAATATATTTCTTAGTATCGCCTTTTGAGCGCTGTTCAAATTTAGCTTTATTTTCAGCTATCTTTTCTTTAGAAAATTTTTCACCAGTCTTATGATCAAATGTTTTATATGTAGCACGCTCTTTTCTTTCATCTGTTAATTCAATATCAGAAGTATGTAGCCATTTAAACGTATTTTTTAATTCTGCAGGAGACAACTGACCTTTCATAGCCTTTGAAATTAACTCACCTTGCGATTTAATAATCTCATCTACTGTGCCTACATAATTAGGATCTGTTTTATTATCAACACCTAATACTCTTAACAATCCTGCAGAATCTTGACGCTCGGATAATAAACCTTCTGTTACTTTTGTTTCAACAGGTTTTGCAGGTTTCTTTTCCAATACTTTTGCAAGTTTACCTTCAACATTAAGAATTCCAGTTCTTTCTCCAGCACCATAAAACGTAACCATATTTTGAGCTTTTGCAGCTTTACGTAAATCTTTCTCATTTAAACCTAATCTCTCATTTAAAACTTTAAACCGAGGATCATTAAAAGTTGCAGCAGCAATTTCATCATATAGCCTGCGTTTCTGATTTGTAGGTATGACATTAGATAACGAGGCTAACTGTTTGTTCTTCGTAGTTAACGCAATAATCTGAGCACCTGATGATGAAGCATCTTGTTCTAAAGCTAAAGCTGTTTTGTATGCATTCATAGAGCCGCCGGCTTTAAGATGATTATCTATCTTAGCAGCTTCCATAGCAAATCTCATGAACTTACCAAGTTCCTCACCTTCAATTAATTGCACCATATCTGATTCCAGAATGGCACGTAAATCTGCAGGTCTGGCTCTTAGCATTTTATTACCAAGGTCTACCATATCTGGCCACAATTTATCAGCAATCTTTTGGCGTCCAGTAAATGACAATGAATTATATCTACCTTCAAATACATCATTTAGACCCCCCATAAAGGCACCTATCTGATCTCTGAAGTTTCTATATCCATCTTCGCCAAGAACCTTTTCTACTTCAGTATTTAAGAAAGGTCTAAATGACTCTCCCGATTGCGGACTAATAAGGCCACGATCATAGATCCTAGCCCGATGATCGACAAAAGCATGATTACTGAAAGCGTAACCATTATTTCTAAGCCAATCCATAGATTTAAATCGCTCATATGCATCACCACGAGAAGAAATATAATGTTTATACTCGTTTAAATCATTATACTTTTTAGCATTACCACGATCATCTTCAAAGTATAGTAATTTCTGAGTAAAGTCGTAAAAGTCATTATCAATTTTATACTTGGATTTGGATGCCCAGTTAAGTGCATCTGCCATATTCTTGTCAACAAATTCTACAGGAAAATCTGAAAAACTATTTGTTGATGTAATAGGTATTCTAGTATCTTCTAAACCGAGGACACCATTATCAATAAAATACGTTTTATAACCCTCGCGAAATAATAACTTATTCTTATCCGTTGTTACACCGACACGAAGGCCGACATCCACTTTCCGTGTGAGCTGTGAGTATTTTTGTACACGCGGATCAGTAACACGTATATTATATGATAAGGTGTCATAATAGGGACCAAATAAAGAACCACTAAGTCTACTTTTCATTCTTCTTTTTTGAACACCATATGTTTCAACTTCAAAGAAATTATTAACATTTTTAGCTTCAAGTAGCTTCATACCTGTTTCATACCATTTACGTCTAGTGCCGTTCATATTAGCAAGATTATATAAATCTCTTCCTAATGCAATAGCAAACTGGTCTCTATCAGGCATATCTGCCATACTTAGCCTGTGAGCAAACTTTAGATAAAATTGCTGTAATGCAGATTCAGTTAAACGTTCTTTACCGTTAGGCATTCTTTTTAATACTAAAGGAATTTTGTAATCAAATGTATTACGTAACTCTCTAGCTATTTTAGGTGATATAGTGTCTTCCCAGTTATTCTTAGCACGAATATTATCAATGAAATTATCATGTAAGTCTTGTAATTGAGTTGGACCTAATACTGGATCAATATAATTATCTTGTTTGAGTTTCTTCAATACGTTGATATCACTACGTATCTGAGTTTCAATAGCATCAGAAACATTCATTACATCAAATTTAATTTGACCTTGTACTACAGCTTTAAAATTATTCCACTGTTCACCATTATTTCTAAATCTAGTAAATAATATACGCAGGTTATCTACCACGACTGCCCTTTCATTAGATCCCATTTTCTCACTAAGTAATTCATTAAATTCCTTAATAAATTCCTTATCTTTAGGCTTTAGAACATTACTTTGTTCTGTCAATCTTAAGTTATTATTTAGTACGGACGGATTGGGTTGGTATAGTCTTGTATCTTCGTATCGACCTGTGACAGGATTAAAAATGAGTTGATCTTCTGTTGGAAGACTATTAAGTACTCTTGCCTTGGCAGATTTCTTAGTATGAATAAGACCACCCCTATAATTAGTGAGTGATAATGTACCGTCTAATTCACCTGATTGCAGTAAATAATAATCTTTAAGTGTTTGTATAAGCTTAGTGTTGCCAATTAAATCATCAGGTGTCATGATTGGAAGTTGCATAGCATCAAGTTTAGCTTTAGCATTAGCAAACTTTTTTGTATCATTTGGCAGTGTATATGTGGGATCGGTCATCCGTCTTAATTCTTTAATCCCAATAGAATTACCTTCGGGATTAGTAAACTGATCTAAGGTAAGCTGCCCGCTTTGGAACATACTAACTTTTTTATAATCACCTAAATGCCTTAATTGTACATCTTGTGGCTGACGCTTTAGCCAATCATTGTATGATTCTCTAAGTGGTGTATTACCGTCATAAAAAGCCTTTTGAGCATCAGTTAAGTTCTCAATATTTCTACGTCTTACTTGTGCTACGCTTTCTAAATCTGCTATATCGCTCCATGATTTAAATACAGGAACTGTTGTAGATCTACAATGCCAATGTGCTGGTGGGAGATGTGTTGTATCGCTAATCGGATAAATTTCACCATCTCTATGGGCACATACTGGGGTTGTTCGTGCGTCAAGGACAGCAACATATTGCCATCCTTGTAACGCTTTTTCATTTGCTTTATAAATAGCATGATCAGCCTGAGAGGATACAGCTGTAATGGCTGTTATTACCAGACCTTTCGACTGCATGCGAGTTATATTATGTACATTTCCTGCACGTACTTGTAGAGCTATTTCATCTACGCTTTTTCCGTCAGCTATACCCTTACGTATAACTGCTTCTAATCTAATTTTTTCATTCTTGGCAATACCTGACCATCCCTGTTCCATTGTACCATTTTCGCTTAATGGATTTTTAAGTACAATTTCTTCAGAGATTCTATTTTTAGGTCTTTCAGTACGCCATATTTTACCCATTGCCACTTCAACTTTTTGATAAGCATATGAGAGTTGATCTGAGACAAGTGATGAAAGATCTTTTTGAACAGAATTATTAATTGACTTATAAGTCTTTCTTAACTCTTGATCAACTGCTTCTCTGAATCTTTCAAAACCCCTGCCTGATAGTTCAGCATCTTTAATTAATTTATCTAGTCTAACAACATGACCATCAATTACTAAATCAACTTTACCAGAGACTCTTCTCTCATACAGACGGATCATTGCTGCGCGATCTAGTGTTTTGTCGTATATTTGTGTATTACTATTAATGGTCATTTGGTATTCCTAGATTAAATTATTCCTTCATAGGTTTTGGTTTACTACCTGCAGCAGCCGCTTCTGACTGCATAGCATATTGATCATTATATTTTGTTGCAGCAGGAATGATTAATTCATCAGCGTTTACTTCTTGTAATGCGGCTTCATCATCATATTCAGAATCAAGAATATCATTTGCTTTTAACATCTGTAACCACACGCTTCTTGGTAATAAACCTGATTGATACCATTGAGTAACAAGATTCAACCAATCAGCACCTAAAGGCACTGGATCAAAATCTGCGGATAAATTAAACACAATATCACATGAATCAATTTGCAGGCCATATCTCCAGTTAACCATTAAGCCTATTACTTGCTTTAATGTACTAGAGATTTTTGTACTCAACACACTTAATTGTGCCGTTTGAGCAGCATTACGAATTTCTAATGCAATACCTGATTGTTCATTTTCAGTTGTAAGCATTCTAATGCCAAGTTTAGCCATTTCATCAATAGATGCTTCAATAGCTTTTTGCATATCTTGTAATGCGTCTGTGGGTGTTTTTAAGACATCTGCTTTATCATCTTGGCGTAATCTTATCCAAGACCCTAATCCAGCGTCTACAATTTCATCAAATTGTTCATCAGGCATATCTGACATAATAACAGGTGTATAAGTAGCTGCACCGTATAGTAAATGATTTCGTCTACTAATTTTATTATATAGGCTAATCTCTTTATCTACGATAGGCATTAATAATGGCATAATAGGTTCTATATTACCATTAACAGGCCATGCAGGAATATGCTTTAGCGGTTCCCCGTTATTAAGTATATTGTCAAATGTTTCTATTAATTCAAAATGGCCTGAAGGTAGTAATTGCTGCGCTTTCTCACCAATACCCCCTATTTTAAGAGTTTGATCACCATTATCTTTAGTTGTGCCCATGAACTTGCGGATTTGGTAATTACCTTGTTCGTTTAACTCATGCACCCATACCGTAGGGACTCTCAGAGCATGGAATTCATTAGTAGTATAATCTTCTGAGTAACCTTTAACAATTACATATTTTAAAACTGTTTTACCAAATACATCTACAGTTGTTGCCCAATTAACAATTGTTTCAGCTTTTTGCAAAATAGGATATGGTTTAATCATATCTCTAGTTTCTTTATCTAAGTTCTCAACATCATTAACGGATGGGTGGTCTACAAATACCCATGCACGGGATGTATTGATCTCTTCCCACAATAGTTCATCAAGAAATGCCACTAGTGTAGAGTCATCACGTCCGATATTGTTGATAAGCCAATCTTTAGCTTCTTCAGGAACTTCATCTGGTAATGTCAATATAGGAGCTTTTCTTAATAAACCCCCAACAAGCATCTTAGCAAATTGTGCAGTAATGCCTGGTAATTCAGCTTCTGACTTATAAAAGTCATATTGAGCTTGGCTCATTGTTGTAGAGAAGGGTATCAGCAAATTGCTAAATCTAATTAGATCAATATACTGATCCAACTCTTTTACAGTACGTTCCCCATTGCATACAGCACGTGCCTTATTCCACGAAGGTTTAAGATACTCATACGCTTGACAAGGATCCGCAACTGTCTTAGTAGGGCCGTATGTCATACTAAGCCTCTAATAGTCTATTAAATTCAACAATAGTGCCTTCAAAATATTCATTTGTCACGCTATTCAAAGCTGTGATTTCCTCTTCAACTTCAGTAGGTGTAATATTCCAGTTAGATGTAATTTTATTTACAAATTCTTTTGGTTGTACCTTTGCCATAACTTTAGGGGCTACGGTTAATGTTTCTTGCTGATCTGCCATTTTATTTTCCTAAAAATTTAGTTGATTCACGTTTACGTCTATTGGTTAAGCCTGGAACGACTTTACCTTCATCTTTATTCCATCTAAGGAATTGAGCAGCTACTTGATCTTTAGGTGCCCCTGCATTGAGTCGCTTCAATAATGTAGAACCTTTAAAAGCGGCTACACCTACATTATATGTAAATTCTACTAATGCATCAAATTCGTTTTGTGTTAACGGTACAGTTACGTTTTTATCAACTGCACTTGTGTATTGCTTAAGGGTAACTTTGAAAAGTTGTAACGCTCGCTCCTTAGTAATGGGAGCATCCTTTAATGTGACTCTAGTACCATTCTCATAGAAAGTACTACCAAAGCCAATAGTAGGGACGCCCTCACCATCTGGATACGGTTGCGATCTAAACCCTTCAGAACCTTTTAAGTCTTCTGCGCCTTTATCGCTAAGTTCCATAATTATACCGCTGCAACAATAACGCCAATAGCAACTTCTTTTGCTACTTCTTGTACATCAGGATTAGTCACAACTTTTTCTGCAACATCTGCTGCTTCGTGTACAGTGTGATTAATAGCTTTTCCTGCATCTTTAAATGCTTTATCTAAACTGTTTGTCATGATACAACCTCTACAATTGTGTCAACAGTTACGTCGACAACATCTTCTACAATGCTGTGAGGTACAATAGGAACTAGTACTTCAACAACCTCTTCTACTGAATCTTTTAAATCATCTAAAAATGACATACCAATCTCCGGAAATAATCCTGTATTAATAAAATTAACTACTAGTTCTTTCTCAAAGCCTAACGATTCTAAAACTCTTGGCGTATGAGGATTTTGTTTTTGCATCTTACAGTAAAAATTTTGTTGATCTATATATAAATCTTCGCTAGAAGAATAATTTACATTTGTTAAATAACACGAAAGTGAATCGTGTGCTAGCTTTAAAAATGCATCTAATTCGGTTATAGTGTTTATATTACTCGCAGCTACCATATCTTTACTGAATATAGCGCGTGCCCATTCAGGCAACTCGCGCTCTCTCTTCCAACTATACTTCTTCGTCTCTGAAGCAAACCAACTAGTTAATGGATGACTATCTTCAGACACAGGAGAGTAATCAAGAAATGCGCCCGTTACTTTATTAGGGCCAGCCACAATATCTACACCGAAGATAGGAGAATTAGAGGTAATCTTTGGGAATATACAGAGATGCATCATATAGATTTTCTTAGTGTCCCGAAGGTCAATAATATCTAAATGAGCTCTACGTATATAATGGTTACTATACACTCTATTTTCCCAACCGAAATCATGCTCTTCATTCGTATCTTCAGCATAGTTATCTAGTAATACTTTGAATTGTTCAGCCTGAACTGTTAATCTTTCAAAGATTTCACTCATACAGTGTGCTGTGCAAGGTCATATAAATAATCTATTAACTCATTGAACTTTTTGTATATCGTGCTCATCTGAAATCTCGTCAAATAATTTTAATACGAAATCAAAACATTTATTAGCTTCATTAGCTAAGTCATCTGATAGCAAAGGTCTGATCTTATCGATTAATCCTTGTCTATCTTCGAATTCATACATTTTACCGGAGCCTGGAATGACCTTTTTAATCATTTGGCCACCATACATATCTCCGAAATGTCTAACATAAATATGAGCTAAGAGTTGCTCCTTATCTAGTGCTAGTATATGTTGTGAGTACTTTTCAACAGAATCGTAATTGAGTGCATCATAATCTAATTCATCAAAGTCTTGAAATATTTTAATGGAACGTTCTATCGCTTCAAGGTTATCAAGTAATCCGAGAGACCTGGCTCTTTCTTCTAGAATAGCATAGCATCTGAATTGTGAATATAGATAGTCTGCATATATTTCTTTTGGTATTGTTCCACTTAACAATAATTTAGTGAAGCGGTGATTTTCCGCCTCACTATGTTTATCGTGGGTTAGCTCCCGTAGGCTCATACCAATGGAGGTGGTAAGGGCATACCTAGCTCAGTTGCCAAAGCAATTGCGGCTTCATGATCTTTTTGTCTAACTTCAAAGTCAGAGATATCACCGTAAACATCTAAAATAGAGTCAGTTGTAACATCATATTTAAACCTATGAGGTAACTGCCCTTCTGTAGGTGCTTCGTATTCACCATCTACTACTTCAAGCAATCTTGGGTTATTTTCCAAATCACCAAGGAGATTAAATTTTAATTTATTTACCATTTTAGCCTCTTAATAAGGTAATTGAGATTGTAAGTCAAATTCCCATACATGACTTATACCGGGATAGTTAGTTGTATTAGGGCCTGGCGCAGAAGGATAATACCACGCCATATTATACACAATAGGCGCTGCATTTACAGTAAGACTTGGAAAACAAGTTCCTGCATTATACATCCCAGTCCAATTGCCTGCGTAATAGTTAGATGTAAACGCAAATACAAAGCCATTATCTCTGTATTTCATAGGGTATGTTCCACAAGTGCTGTTGTTGTCACTATACCCGTAAGTCCACGAACTATTACGCTTATCAATTACCCAGCTTCTAATACCGCATTGGTAATAATAATATGGCACCCAACTACAAGTCATATTTCCTGAACGAGTTTGCATCTGACGTTGACCATAAGACTCGCCGTTGGCAAGACCATACGCTGTTGTCGTACTCTGAGTGCCTACCTGAGTATTGCTTAAACTTGCGTCAAGCGCAGCTCTTGTAATCTTCCATAAATAAGTACTGTTACTTCCTTCATTCATTGTTGAAACAAATATACTACCATCATCAACTAATGTCCATTTAGAATTAAAACGAGCTTCGGAGGAGTCAATAAAAGAGGCTAAAGTTGTATTCAACAAAACAGTAGGCGCTGCGGATAGTGTTGCAACATCTCCCCTAACTGCATCAAAATCGAAATTCTTCCATATTGCAATATTCACACGGCCTGCGGCAGTATTGCTAGTTGTTGCAATCATAAGTTCCTTACGCACTGCATTATACGACGCAGAACCATACATGCTAGTTGTTTGGCTACCTGAATCATACGTATTAAAGAGCGATTGCGCATTAAACTTAGGACGTGGAAAAGGATCTGTAGAAGCTATTGTATAACAAATCGGAGTTTGGATCGGGCAAACTGTTAAGTATCCACCTGAAAATTGCATGGTTAACTTTTTATTTGCATGATCGCTATTTACAAACGCGCGGTTAGCTCTAATGGGCGCTGTACCCGTACTAGATAGAAACCGCATATTAGAGCTCATAATAATTCCGCGTTCAGAGCCCATAAATGCGCCTTGTCCATATTCGCCCATTGACGCAGTACCGCACATCGGAAGTGAGTAGCCAGAGCTTGACATAGACGTTTGCGTATTCGGACTTAGACTGTTGTTAAACATCTGACCACTCGGAGTAACATATGAACCGTCTGTTTGATCCATGTCATTTGTAAAACCATTTGCATACGTATTGGCAAACTGATTTCCAGGTCTTCCAATTCTACGAAATTCTGCGTCTAAAAATATAGCGCCATAAAAGGTACTTGAGGTATTATGTGAAGCAATTACATACGATGCCCTGGGCATTGCTTGCGCGGACATTGGATTATAGGCACCAATAGTATTTTGCGTGCCTGTTGTTATTTGAGAAAGAAAAGCCATTATTAAATTCCTGTTGTGTTATTAAACAATACACCAACCGTAGGTGCTGCCTGAGTATGTTAAACTTATCGAGGTGTTTGCAATATCACACACAAGGTTGTCAAGCATTCCCTCAATTTTCAAGCCATTATTCGCTACTGTTAAATTATACCGTGAAAAAGCGCTACCCACATCGACAATTCGAATTGTATCGTTTAATACAGCACTTGAAGGTAATGTAATAGTAAAAGCACCTATGCTGGTATCACAAAATAAATTATCACTTGCCACAGCTGTATAGTTCGCAGATTTTACAGACCATTCTGGCGTAACAGATACAGTTGCCCAAACTAAGGAAGTCCCTTGGCTTTGTAAAAACTTAGCGGTATTACCAACAGCAGTTGGAACAGTTTGAGGAACTCTTGAAACTAATGCATTATCTGCGTATGTTTTAACGGCATACTCTGTTGGTACAGCTGTATTAGAATTGCCAGATAATGTTGCGTCACTTGAAAATTCATTAATTGTTTCACCTAATTGCGCACCAATAGAACCTAATTTTAGTGATGTCAAACCGGCCAAATCGAATGCATTAGCATTCAAAGTAGCCCTTCCTGTTGCCTGATCAATTCTAAAATATTCACCTACTCTGAAATTACCATCTTGATCGGTACTTACATAAAATACACGACCAGGGTATGCTTCGTCTGTTTCATTACCCTGCGCTGCCGCTTGTGTAGGTGTGTTAGGATAATTAGTAGTTGTTACACCACCTGTTCCAATACTTAAAAAGTCATGACCAGTTAAACGAATTTGACTGTACATAGTACGAATAGTGACAGCAGATCCTGCTGCAGAACCCGTAGGCTTTTCCTGAGCCAATACTAAGACTAATGTACTAGTATTATCTACATATGTACCTGATACGCTTTGGATTACATACGCGTAGGTATCACCATTTATAGAAATACTAGAACCTGGTTTAGGGCTAGATGCTAGGCCTGTGACAATTAATACAAAGCCTTTTTGGTTTTCCAATGCACCGTTTGAAACCGTACCAGTGCCACCGCTTGTAAACGTCAAAGCTTGACCAGATGTAAACGTACCTGTGGTATTTTTAACGTATAGCTTATTAGCAGAGTATTGGACATTTGTTACAACGCCTGTTCCTGTTGGGCCTGTTACTGTGTCGTTTACGTTAATTGTACCACCACCATAAAGGAAATTTAATTGCTGTCCTACTAAAGCACCTGTTAATGCTGATTCATTTGTGTTATAACCACGAGATGTTGCGCCCCACGTTCCATAACTATTATTACCATTTAAGGCACGAATAAATCCGCCACCGGAAGCTGTATAACCAAAGTAACAGTAATATGTAAAACAAGAGACAATTTCAGCCTTACCGCCATCCTTAACCCAATATCCCACACCGTTGTCAGATATAACAGTGTAGCCATGGAAAATCATTGTTTTAGCGCCAGAAGCATGAATAGTGCCGTCAATTAACGCACCAATAGCTCCACTACAAATAGCAGCGCATTCTAATACATAAGGTGATTTTGTAAGAATAGGAGATGCAGGATTGAAACGAACCACTACGCCTTTAATTGTAGATGTAGTGACATCTGCTGCTGTAGTACCTGGAACCCAGCCCGTCATTCCTTTGAAGGTCATCTTATTTAAGATAGAACCGTTGCTAAGGTAGAACATTGTTGATTGTGCATTAGGTATTGAACCTGAATCATCATTACCTGCTTTAGGTTGTACAATGACTGTACGCTGGCTATCACCAACAATAGCTACATGCTCGGGTACAGTAATTGGCAATTGTTCAGAATATGTACCTGTTTTAACAAAAATAGTAGCTCCAACAGCTGCATTCTGACACGCGTATTTAATAGATGCGTATGGTGTGGCTAAATTTTGACCATTATTTACGCTGTCTGAACCGTGTGGTGCTACATAAATAATATTAGCTGATGCTGTTGCGCCAATCCAATCTAATGCTGAACCATTGTTGTTAAATGTAAGAGATTTACCATTAGGAGCTAAAGGAACTGCTGGTAATACGTCGCTGCCGCCAACTACAAATATAGACCATTTGCCAGCTGTCTTGTCAGAACTCATACTAGCTGAAGAAGTATGGTCTGAAGTAGCTATGTAAACCGAGCCTACTGCGTCTTTGACTAAATCATCTTTTAGGTAAAGTTGGCTAGCACTCCACACGCCGCGCCACGCAACACCGCTATTAAACTTTTGCCATTTACTCGCTGATAAGTCAGTATCAAATACTGCTGATGCATGCGGAGTTAAACACAGATATGTATTACCACCATGCCCAACTACATCATCTACAGCATAGGCTGTCGCTGTTGTCCAAGTTCCTTTATTTCTAAAGCCAGATAATAGCTTATCCCACTTCGAAATATCGGTAGGATTAACATTAGTGTTATCTACCTTGACTTGGAAAAGTGAACCGCCATAACTTACTGTCTGGCCAATCTTATAAGCTGTTGCTGAAGACCATACACCTTGGAATGAGAAACCTTGTGAAATAATATCCCACGATACCCCTGGAGGTGTTGCATTGGATTGTGTTACTTTTGAGCGATACAAATTACCGCCATGGGATACTAGATCATTTACGTAGTATGTAGTGACAGTATTAAAGATACCCTGGTAACTAGTCCCCTGAATGAATAACTCCCAATAAGTTTGATTAGTGGGGAGATTACCTGTTGTATTAGCAGTAGCTCTGTATAAGTTAGGGCCATACGCAATTAAATCTCCAGGCGCATAAGCAGTAGCAGCGTTATAAATTCCAGATGGCGAAATACCTTCTACAAACTTATCCCAATATGCCGTTGCTACTGGATTATTGTTTGTGGTATCTTGCTTAGCAATATAAATAGAACCGCCGTAAGTTACAACGTCATTCTTTTGATATGATGTTACAGAACTGTACTCACCTTCGTATTGAATGCCATCGACAAACTGCGACCAATAAGTGGTATTTGGAGGTGTTGAGCCTGTGCTATCTAAAACGGCTACATAAATCTTACCACCGTGCGCGACACCGTCACCTATTCTATAAGCGACAGATGTACTAAATACACCTTTAAATTTAAAGCCTTCAACCATTAACGCCCAATATGCGGTATTTGTTGGGAGACTTCCTGCAGTTTTCAATGCGTGAGTATAAACATACACATTACCACCATATTTAACGACATCATTTGTTTCGTAAGCCGTGGTATTTGCCCAGTCGCCTGCAAAATGAAATCGTAGTTTTCCTAAATCTATATATTGTGTCATACTACTTTTACCCTTAAATGGCCTGTAGCGCTCCAGTCAAACTGGTGAGCATTTCTAGACCATAGCCATTGTTTGTAATCTTCACTATCGATAAAACCTTCTTGAGGTAATACGACAGGAGATTCCCCTGAGATAACTTCTACAGTCAATGAACTAGTTTTTGATTCTACCCTAAAACCATAAAATGTTTCGTCTACGTGATTAAACATTATGCGACTCCTGTTAACATAGCAAGACGTACGTCAATGGAGTTAGCCAGTGAGCTAATAGCTTTAACTATGTCTCCAGACTCTAACACAATCTTACCTTGTACGACTTCTTTGCTGTCATTACCTTTTAATCTATAATTCTTTAGAAGATAAGTATCAGTAGAATTTGTTATCCAAATACTTATCGGTAAGTCGAAATTGGTAAGATTTGAGATATTACAGCCGATCAATATTACAGAAGAAGTAGCAGTATATATGGTTGTAGCGGCAGTCCCGATACTAGATGCACTGACTCTTTTAAAATTTTGAGCCATAATTACCCCAATGCGATTGCCATTGCAATTGCAGCATCTGTACTAATCTGTGGAAGCAAATCAGAGAGTTCCTCTATACCTGCTTTTAAATTAGTTAAGTTTGTGTCCATTTGTACAATAGTCAAAGGTTCTTCTTGACTCGCGCGTGTAGTTATATCTACCGTAGTCATTTTATGGTGCTACAGTAATTTTCCAAGTGATCGCTAAAGTATCTAACGCGCCTTTATTGATTACTGGGAATTTAGTGCGAGCAATCATAGAGCCTGCTGTCAAGTCATTGAATAAGCCTGCTTCACCGATAGCACCTGTTGAGCTGCCTGCAGGGAAAGACGCTACATACTGTACTGAGTCATTTAAAACAGTTGTTTGCACTCTTACTGCGGCGGAACTGAGACCTACACGAGGTGTCAATGGGTTAACCAAAACAGTATCTGTTGCAGCTACAGGGGTTGGTGTAACATCAGTTCCGACTTGCATATGTGAAACTACAGCTGTGTCTGCATTAAGCATACGTGATGTGATATAGGCTAAACCAGTGTTTACTACTAGATTGGTTTCTTCTTGTTGTTTAATATTGCCAAATTCATCTGTTAATACCAAATTAACAATACCAGCTGGCTTCAAATTATCTTTTAACATTTTTAATCCTTAATAAGTGTTATAATCTATACCGATAAATCCTGGCTCTACATATCCATCCACAAAATAAGATTGTACATTTATGATAACTTTATCAGAGATTTTACCGGTGTCTGTTGGTGTTCTTTCTGGACTAATGGTACCAGTAAATATGTCTATAGAATAAATAGTATCGACAATAACTTTATAAAAAGTTTTAGCTGTTATATCAGCTGTTTGAGAAGTGTCATGAACACCTTTATTGAAGCCGAGTAAGAATTGGTCTGAGTAAGTAAAAAGACTTGAAAGTATTTTATTAAATTCGGCTGAGAATGTGTCAAGTAACTTAGGAAAATCTTTTTCTACGGTAAAACTCTCTGATTGTAAAGGATCATCATTACCTAGTATGTTATCACTAACTAATAATGTATCAATAATTGATTTATTTATCGTTCTAAAAGATTCTTCTGAATAAGATAAAGACGAGATGACAGCTTTATTTGGTGACAATGATACTGTATCTGAATAAACAAACGCTGTGTATAATAACCTTACGACACCCATTTGTATAGTAATACTATCAGTGCTCTTTGCAATATCAATTAAACCTTTATCAACACTAAATAATAATAATTCAGAGGTATTGAACACTTCGGATAAGTATCTATTTAATGTTAATTGAATAGTTATTAAATCTATAGAGTTAAAAGTATTTTCAATACTCTTTGTAACAGATAGTGTTATTCTTTCTTTCGAACTAATAGATTCAATAAATAAACGTAAAGCATCAAACTTTAATGATATAATATCAGTAAGTAAACTATTATTCTGAATCGGTTTTACTAAATCAAATGAAGCCTCTTCAATACTTCTATAGAGAGTATTAACACCCTTTACCGAATAAAAATATAATTCATGACTATGTGTCAATAACTCACTAACAGTCTTACCTATTTTAAGATATCGAGGATCCAATGAATTGATATTAGAATTATGTACTTGATCAAACGTAATGTAGCTTATATCGTTTTCTTTAATTGAATTACTAAAGGACTTATCTAAAGTTATAGCCGCACTATCATTAGCATTATATATTGCTATTAATTTTGTAGTGACATCAAAAGATAATACCTCTGGTACAAATAGAGTTTCATTTGTGACTTTAAACATAGATGCATATTGCGCATCATCTATGTCGGCTAATCCGAATATATCATCACTACCTCGCATCGTATCTTCAATACTACGATAATATTCAACTATTCTATCTAAGATATCAGTAGCCGTAGGTATTTCTTGTAATTCTTTTTCAGTATTAAATACAACAAGTTCGCTATTACTAATAAAGTCGAGAGTTGTACGTTTAAATTCAGCAAGTAAGTCTATAGTGTCTGAAGGTATAGTACTGTCTATTAAGCCTTTATTAAACGATAGTATAGCCTCTTCAGCAGTTTGATATATATCTTCAAAGAATCTAATTATTGTTAATCGTAATATAACAGAGTCATTGTATTTAAAATTATCAGCTAAGCGTTTCTCAACTTCTATATTAAGCTTATCTTGACTTACATTAGCATTATCTACAAGCTTTTTACCTATTGCATTGGAAATAAATTCTTGATAAGATAATGTATTAAGTAAAACTCTATTAAAGGTTGCTGCGACATATACGACGTCTGAACTTTTAAAGTAATCTAATGCACCAGTGAATGCTCTTATATCGACTAATGAAGATTTGCCTAAATCATATTGAGCTATTGTTATATCTTTAAAAGTTTCTATTGCAATAACAGGCGTGGTTGCTACCGAAGAGACTACAGGGATTTTAGGAGCATCACCATAAACCATCTTTGAATTAACTTTACCCTCTGCTACTGTCTTCTGTGTTTGTGTAGCAATTAATGTAGGGGAAGAAACCCTAGCAATCACTTCGGCTTTAACGGGTAAATCTACATTATATGGGACAAATATTCTAGACATCCGCCACTAAGTCTGTAGGACTAAACAAGATTTCTACCATTCCTCTAACAGGTTTCCATGTTCTTGTAAAGAGCGACATTGTAGGCTCTGTTACTCTAAGCTCAAAGAATCCATAACTAGAAAATGTTGTAGTTGGTTGTATTGTCCATGCATAGCCTAGGGTCGATGGAAATTGTACATAAATAATATTGAGTGTCGTTACTTCCCATAACGGATCAACATTAGGTAATAGCGCACTAATTCTTGCGGCACCATAAAGTAGTCTATAGTATAAGCCATTATAGAGAACGACATCTTCTCTGTTATATGCAGCTACAGCACTCCACGTTCCTGCATTAGTTGGAACTCTTACTACCAATTTCGCTTGATGTCCACCATTCTTTATCGTAGTTGGTGGTGATGTTTGATCTATTTCATTTGCGGCTTCAACAACAACAGCTTCCCATTTATATCCTGCAATAGTAGCGTCTTCAATAAATGATAATGTTATAGGAAATTCTAATTGCTCACCTTTAATAAATGACCATAATATACTGCCACCGTCATCTATAATGTCGTCTTTTAAATCTGTTAGCTTAGACCTTGCCATTTCTTAACTCCGACCTATCTGCCTTGTTATCTAACTTACTGAGTACTTGATCCAGTTTCCTCCCTAAAGACTCGCCTAGATCTTTCAAGTCCTGTTTCTTTGCATAATGGTCTGCCATTTGCAACTCTAGGTCTTCTAGTTTGTCTAGCTTTTTAGATATTTCAGTAAGCTGTAGTTGCATATCACTGCGCTTAACGTAGTCATTTGCGATTAATAATTTTAAAGCATTAACTTCCTTCTCAGAGTCTGCTAGGCTCGTTTGTATTCCATTTAATTTTGCTACACCTAAGGTAGCAATGAAACTAACAATACCTAAGACTATGTTTACCCAGTCTTGTGTATCCATTTTCAATCCTTTAGAAATTAAACCCACGAGAAACCCGTTTCCCGCCCGTTTGTATTGGATAGAGATATTCTGTGGCATATCTAATACCGTCAGAAAAATGCTCTATATTTTCGGACTTATCAATTGTCGCGATATCTAAGTTGCGGTCTGTCCATTTTGTTCTTTCTAAGGATAAAATAGTACCGGAACATCTAGGATGTACATACAGGTCTATTTTACCTGAAGCTGTTAATAGTTTACGGTTTACAGCAGCTACACTATCAATAATAGGTGGTGCAGCCCTGTGTGCTCTACATATAATGCCATATGTCTCTAATATACTAAAGTCAGTACGGCCTACTGGAGCAGAAGTCTTTCTAGCACGACCAGAAGGATCTGGATATGCATATATCTTATGGCCTTTATATTTTTCTTTAATAGCAATAGCCAGTGATTCTGTATCAGGATGCCCTTGGAACTCATCAATAAATTGCATTTGATGCCCTCTAAGTGTGAAGACACTAGAACACTGACGCATGACGTTAAAGTCAATACATATATGAACATCTTCACCTTCCATAAGGTCTTCTAATGTAGCATCAACATGTTTCTTACGATCAAAACAGTAGAATACACTGTTGCCTGATTCAGCAAATTGTGCTAAGTATTCTGATGCCCATGTTACTGGGTCAATCTTATCTTTAATCTTTTCTATTTCTTGTTGATCTAGGAATGGCGATTGTAAATAATCATACTGATAAAATCCCCAATCAGAGTCTGATTCATGATATGTAGATAGTGTATGAAAGAAATTATATCCTTTGGGTGTACTAATAACTAATGAACGTCCAGGACTTCTAGCACCATAACTTAATGCTCTTTTGTTAGACCATCTAGTGGCAATAGTAGGCTGTATTACAGACATCCATGCGTCTTCAGCACCAAGACCTTTGGTACATGATGATATCTCATCCCATACGACAAAATAAGAACCCTTGCCACGCATACGTTCTACTGATTCATATGATAATAATCTTAATTCAACATTATTAGCGAACCAAAATCGTCCTAAGTCACGGGACATTTTGATAGAATAGTCTTCCATTCCCAAGTCGTATGCTATTAAAGGAAAATAAATATCCTTTACTTGATCATAAGTAGGAGCAATGATGTACACTGTCTTATTAGGCACCTTAGCTGCTAGCTCGAGTAATTCAAATACAGCTGTAACTGCACACACAGCAGCCATATATGATTTACCCCAACCCCTCGCGCAACACACTACGGCGTATCTTAATTT